TTTATAGAGTAACTAGTAATGACCCAATGAGATCATTAAATTTTGGAGCAATTGCTATAAATTTTTCAAGATCTACACCTGTTTTTTCTAATAGCTATTTAAATTACTCAATAATACATGGTGGTGGAGTTAATCTTCTTGGAAATAATTCTACTTATACATATTTTAATACATATGATCCAGCTAAAACTTATGAAGCATATAATCAATGGATTGGGTCAGCATATATTAAGTTTAAAAAACTTGATGAAATAAACCAAAGTTCAGTATTTAATCAATGGCAATTTTTAAGTTATAGGGTTACAATTCCAACATTTGTAAATACTCCACAAGACGACGGAACTACTGGTAAAGCACAGACCTGTACCCTTAGACTATGCTTTTGCGAAAATAATAGTTATCTTGATGATGGTTCTGGCTTAAATACTGGGTCTATTCAATTTTTATATCCATTTTTAAATTTGAGCTAAAAAATCATTATTATATAGTGTAATATCTATTATGACCTATAAAATCGTAGATATTGCAGATGAAATATATCGTGAATTAGGCGAACCATCAGATTTAAATATCGCCTCTATAGCTTTTTGGTTACGCACTAATATTGGCGATCTTAATATTCTTATTAATAAAAAATTCTATATTACTGATGATACTCTTGAAATTGGCATAGAAGCAGATAGTGGTGACGAATTTAAAGATATAGAAAAAAGTATATTTAAGATGATTTATAGTATGCACTATTATGAAAGACTTTTTAGAAATGCACTTGGCGCAGCTAGCACAGATAGCACAATTGAAATTGATCAAAATGGTTTCAGAGCAAAAAGAGTTAATAAAAATGAATTAGCAAAAACTTATTCTGATCTTAGAAAACAAATTGCGGACGAGTTGCAAGTGTTAACTAAGAATTATAATCTTAATGAAGCTCGTCCGCTTCAAGTTGCTGGAGATGATACAATTGAAGCTCCAGGTAGATCTTATAGCTATAGTAGAAATATAGAAAGTTTATAAACTTATGGCAAGCTTTATATCAGCAAATGATGAAGCTTGGTTTTCTGAATCAGCAACTCAATGGTTTGATACATTCAAAAGACTTATTACCATTCATAAAGAACCAATTAAAAAAATTAAAAACAATACAACCACTCAATTATTTGGTTATGGTCAACAAGGTCAAGCTACTTCTCAGCAAATAGAATACATTCCAAGGAGCCAAGATTTTTATGCTGTTATAAAATACAATAATAATCAAGATTTAAATTTACTCACTGATATTCAATCATATGTTTCAAGTCAAAATTATGTTACCATGATTGTAGACTCTACAGCTAAAGATTATATTTCAAAAGAAAAAACAGAAAAAATTGTATTTGATGGAAAAGCTTTTAATGTTATTTCTCATGCAACTTTAAAATATTATTTTTCTGTTGAATACTACGAATTCATAGCACAGGAGATTACATAATGCCAGTAGCCATTGACAAATCAGTTTTATATCAAGAATTAAAAAATTTCAATTTATCTTCTGTTAAAAAAGAAGCCAGAAAAATTGCAGAAAAAGAAGTATTAAAACTTGAACAAGAATTAATTAATGATTTTGAAAATCATCCTGTTACTAGAGAATTAGAAGCTGGAGTTGAATCAGAAAATATTTCTCAAACATTAAATGGAAATGGAAACTTAACTACTTACATTGGATTTACTCCAGACGCAAATCCAACTGAACCAATTAAAGAAATTTTAAAAACTGTTGAATTAAATTCTAAAGAAGAACAAATTATTAAAGGTGATAATTTATCATTTGAATTTCAAGTCACCGCACCATCAATTGAAGAAGTGGAATCAGTTGGATATCTTCCATTTGAACCAGGCCAAAGCTGGATAAAAGGAATTGAAAATGGTATATCTGGTTTTGGAGCTTATATTTATGGTAAGATGTTTCCTAATAGCAGATCTGGTAAAGGTCTTCAATCTAAAAAATCATTTAGACAAGGCGCGTTTATATCTGTAAGATATATATCAGAGATAATGACAAAATTTTATTTAAAAGTAAACAAATAATATGAAAGCCCAACAAGATAATATATTAATGTCAAATATGCTATTATGGATAGATCATGAAATCTTATCTAAGGGCGAAGCTTTTACTAATTATTCTGGCAATTTCTATCCAGTTGATAGTTTGGTAAATGGATTTTATACATATGGTGTACCATTTAAACAATTAGTGGCAGATGCATCTATTAATGGTGCTAATATAATATCTGGAGTTTATTTAAATAATATATATACTACCCCAGGAAATAGTAATTTTTCTGGTATTAATCCGAATATAGGATATTCATTCTTTTCATCTGATAAATCATCAGTTACTATTAGTGGCAATTATGCTGTTAAAGATTTTAATATATATTTAACTAGTTTAGCAGAAGAGCAATTAATATTTGAAACTAAATTTGAAGTAAATCCTCTAGTAGATCAAAATCCTACTGGTCTTGCAACATCTGCCTTAACTTATCCAGCTATATTCTTAAAAAGTAATGGTGGACAAAATAAGCCATTTGCTCTTGGAGGTCAAGATGAGACTATTATTCAAATAAGAGCTATAATAATGGCAGATAATCTATTTTCATTAGATGCTGTATGCAGTATATTAAGAGATACAGCTAGAAAGCACCTTCCTTTAATATCTCAAAGTAATATGCCTTTTGACAATTATGGTATTATTAGAAATAATAACTATAATTATAATAATTTAATAGCTAATATAAGTTATCCTAATTTAATTTATATTAAATCTGTTAATGTTAGTAAAGTCGTACCCTTTAGGTACGAGTATAAAAATATTAATCCAGAAATATTTACTGCTTTTGTGGATTTTGAACTATCAGATATTCGATATCCAAGAACATAATTATTTCTCTTTACTAGAAAAACAATGTAATAAACAGTATAACTTAAGGAGAATTTTAATATGGCAAGAAATAGAGTAATTTATCAATCAGAGGCACTTTTCGTTGGTCCAACTGGAGGAGTATCTGGCGCAGGACCAAATGGACTTTATACAACTGGAACATTAGCTCAATTACATAGAGTTCAAAATGCAAACTATAGTTTTAATGTAGCTCGTGAGAATGTAAATCAATTTGGACAACTCGCTGCATTAGATCGTGTTATTTTAGCTCAACCAACAGTTGCTCTGGATTTTTCATACTATACAACCACAGGAACAAATGAATCAAATTTAGGATTGTATATTAATCCAACTGGTACTGCTAATCTATCAGGAGCACTAGTTAATATCATGCAAGGAATTAATGATGTTAAGAATTACTATATTTTGGTTGCTCCAGAAGGTTCAGATGTTAATACAAATACTTCCATCACAGGAAGTTCAAGCACAATCGGTATTGGAAATGGCTTCTTAAGTTCTTACTCACTAAATGCAGCCGTTGGATCTTTTATCACAAGTACTGTTAATGTAGAAGCATATAATATGCGTTTCTATTCAACATCAAGTGGAGCAGTACCAACAATTAATACAGCCGATGGAAGTAGTGTATCTGATAAATTTTTCCAGATAAGCGGAATCTCTACTGGAAACTTCATATCAGTTTTAAAACCAGGAGATATCACAGTTGATGTTTCTGGCGATATTGGTATCAGCAATACAGATTTAAAAGTCCAAAGCGTAACCATGAACCTAGACTTAACAAGAGAAGAGATTCAAAAATTAGGAAGCAGATTTGCTTTCTCTAAACCATTACAATTCCCATTGACCACAACAATGACAATTGAGGCAACTTTGGGCGATATAGAAGCTGATAATCTTGCTACCTTGGTGAATGCAGATTGTTCAAAATATAGTCTAGCAGTTACATTAAAGGGCGCAAGTTGCGGAGTCACAAGCACAAAGCAAGCTCTAAAGTTCTACTTCAAGGGAGCAAAGCTAGATTCTCAATCATTCACAAGTTCAATTGGAGCAAACAAATCAGTTAGCCTTCAATTTAGCGCTCAAATCGGTGGTCCAACAGATTCTGATAACGGAATCTTCATCGAAGGAACAGAGGCAGGATTCTAATCTAAATAGTAAATATTAGATATTAAAAGCCCCGCTTCGGCGGGGTTTTTAGTGTAAAGATATGTAGGTAAAAGGTCGGTTAAAAGGTATAAGTTATGCAAAACGATAATAAAGTAAAAGATTACGTATCTTTTCAGATACATAAAAGTTTAGTTAATTTATATAAAAGATATCTTAATTTAATAGAAGATATTCAAGAAGATCACAATGCAATGATAGATAAAATATCAAGTAAAATAGATCAAAATACATTAAAAAATATTGACTATTTTGATGAGAATAAATATAATTACTTAAGGAAGAAAATACTTGATATAGGTAATGAAACAATAAGAGAAATAGAGAAAAATTTTGACTTTATTAAAATGGAATTTAAAGATGAAAATGAAAAATAAATACATTAGTTTTCCTATTGATGCGATTATCCAAGCAAACTTGGAGATGCAAGCAATACAAAGAGAATTGAATAAATTAGGAATCAAAAATCCTTCTTTAAATACATTTAAAAATAAGAATTTTTTAAATCAATATAGCTCTTGGAACGAAGAAAAGCAAAATGTTTTTATAAAACTTATAGGTGGAAATGCCAACTATAAAAAAACAAAAGGTTTTATTGAATCTTTAAAAGTAGGAGAATAAATTATGAATAAAAAAATATATGAATTTACAATGAGTAAAGAGCAAGAAGTAGATAAAACTGAAACCAAAAATGAAGATGGTAAAGAAATTACTATTACCTCTAAAGTCAAAGAAATAACTCCAAGAAAATTTTTTATTAAAAAACCAACTAGAGGATTATTTGAAGAGGCAGAATTATTTTATGCAGTTAAACTATCCGAAGGAATTAAAGCTGGTTTATTAACTAGGTCATTGCTTTCTAAAAGATACTCAAATGATGGTGGCGCTTTAAGCGATCAAGATAAGGGCAAATATGCAGAACTTTATATTAAATTATTTGAAAAGCAAAATGAATTTCAAAAATTATCAACCACAGATAAAAATGATAGAAGCAAAGAAGATCAAGAATATTTTGATAAACTAAGTGCTGAAATCATTAATCTAAGAACAGAAATTCAAGATTTTGAAATCGCACAAGCTAGTTTATTTGATCAAACTGCTGAAAATAGAGCTAGAAATAAAACCATTCTATGGTGGATTTTACAGTTATCATTTATAATTGAAAAAGATGGAAAAGAAGCTCCATTATTTGGAGATGGTTCATTTGAAGAGAGATTAGCTATTTATGATGCTGTAGAAGAAGATCAAGATGAATGGCTTAAATCTGTAGTTAAAAAATTTGCATTTTATGTTAGCTTTTGGTATATGGGAAGAGCTAGCACTCAAGAGGAATTTGAAAAATTAGTAACATTTGAAAATGTATAATCTTGAACCAAGAAGAATTAAAGCTACTATATTATGACATATTGAATGGTCATTCGTTTTATGAAGACGATAAAGTATCATTTTATATAAAGCACTTTTGTTTAAAAGATTTAAATATAATTAATAAAAGAGAAATAGAGATAGAGAATAAAGCCAAGAAATTAGGCTTATTAGATGAAGAAACTCAACTAAAAAATCTAATAGAAAAAGATAGTTGGAGTCAAGAAAAAGAAAATGAGATTAATGAAATTAAAGATTTTATTAAAACTTTAAAATTAACTAAATCAAAATTAGTTATATCTAGAGAAATTGATCAACTATCATCTGAAATAAAAGATAACGAAAATAAATTAAATAAAATACTAAAAGAAAGACAAGAAGTATTAGGTACGACCCTAGAATCTTATACAAATAAGAAGATAAGTGAATATTATGTTTATACATCTTTATATAAAGACGAAAATTTAAATAATAGATTTTTAAATTTAAAAGAATTTGAAGAGTTAGAATATGAAGAATTATATGAATTATATGCTAAATATAATATAGGTTTATCCAAATTAATAGAAAAGAATATTAAAAAAGTATCACTTTCTGGTTTCTTTTTAAATTCATTTTATTTATGTGATGATGATCCATATGTATTCTTTGGTAAGCCCATAATTAATTTAACTTTTGTGCAAAATGAGTTATTTTCTTCGGCTAAATATTTTAAGAGCATATTAACTAATTCAACAACAAGACCTCCAGATGACGTTATGAATGATCCAGATGCTCTTATAGATTGGTATGAAGGATCTAAAAATGCTAGTACTACTATTACTAAAGCAAATGATAAAGAAACTTTAGGAGCATCTTTAGTTGGCGCCTCATCTAAGGATTTAAAGAAAATTGGGTTAGAAAATGAAAAAGGTATAAGTTTAACAGAAGAAGCAAAGAAGAAAGGCGGATCTTTATCATTCCAAGACTTCATAAAATTACATAATGCTTAATATTTAGTGTAATTTATCACAGGAAAGAGGTATAAGGAATGGCTAATGTAGTCGGAAGACTTCCAGTAGGTGCAGATACAAGACCATTAGAGAATGATATCTCAAGGGCTCTTAGTAAGGGTTATCAATTAAAAGGATTAAATGAAAAAGCATTTTCTCAACCTCTTGGTAGAATTACTGGTGCAGTAGATGAATTTAGAAAATCATTAGATGCATCTAACGCTCGTGTTCTTGCGTTCGGAGCTTCTGCTGGTGCAATTTTTGCTATTCAAAAAGGTTTTGAAAATTTAGTTAAAACCACAATTAATGTTCAAAAAAATCTAACAGATATTAATACTATATTAGGTTTAAGTGCAAAAAATCTTTCTAATTTTGGTGATCAATTATTTAAAGTAGCTGGTCAAACAGGGCAAAGTTTTGAAACCGTTTCTCAAGCAGCAGTTGAATTTTCTCGACAAGGTCTTGGCGTAGAAGAAACTTTAAAAAGAACAAGAGATGCATTGATTTTAACTAGATTGAGTGGATTAGATGTTGTATCTAGTACTCAAGCTCTAACCGCAACAATTAATAGTTTTAATAAAGTAGCTTTAGATTCAACTCAAATCGTAAATAAATTAGCAACAGTCGATGCTGCTTTTGCTGTAAGTAGTGCGGATCTTGCTGATGCAATTAGTAGAGTAGGTTCATCTGCTGATAGCGTAGGAGTTAATTTAGATCAATTAGTAGCATTAGTTACTAGCGTTCAGCAAACTACTGCCCGAGGTGGTGCAGTTATTGGTAACTCTTTAAAAACTATTTTCACTCGTCTTGAAAGAACTGACGTATTAGATCAGTTAGAAGCTTTAGGAATTCAAGCTAGAAACGTTGATGGAAGTTTTAAGCCAGCAATTGATACATTAACTCAATTAGCTACAACCTTTGATGGTTTATCTGATGCTCAAAGAGCTAATGTCGCTGAATTAGTTGGTGGCGTATTTCAAATTAATATTTTAAAAGCTGCATTAGGAGATTTAGGAAAACAGTATTCTATTTATAATAGTGCATTAAATACAAGTACAAACGCAACAGATACAGCGGTAAAAAGAAACGAACAATTAAATCAAACTTTAGCTGCATTAATAAATAAAACAACAACAAATTTTACAAAACTTGCAGCAGATGTTGGCGGATTAACTCTTGCTCCAGCGATAGAAGGAGTTTTGGGAAATATTAATTCTGCACTTGAATCATTTAATTTAGCAGATGCAAAAGGTCCTGGAGAAAAATTAGCAAAAGGATTATTAGAAGGTTTAGGAAATTATATCAGTGGACCAGGATTAGCATTAATTGGCGCCGTAATTGGTAAGTTATTTATTAATCTTGCTAAATTCAGCGGTCAAGCAGTAGGACAAATATTAGATATTAATAAAGGCTCTCAACAACAAGCTCAAATTCAAGAAAGAATCAATTCAATTCTAGCTCAAAATCCAAATTTAATACAAGGAATTTTAACTAAACAAATAAGTCTTCTTCAAGTAGAAAATCAAATTCTTTCTGTAATTAAAGCTCAAACAGTAGCTAGAGAACAAGCTGGAGCAGTTTCAGCAAGTTTAACAGCAAGTTTAATGGGTAGAGGAGTAACTTCTGTAGGAGGAAAGATTTCAGCAAAAAGTGGTGGATTTATTCCTAATTTCTCTTCAGCAGAACAAGCAGAAGTTTATGGTGCATACCTTGGAGGATATAAACCTGGATCAGTTTCAAGAATGAATATTCCTGGGGAAGGTGAAGTAGTTTATAATAAAGCGGAAGAAGTAAAACAATTCCCTGGAATGTCTCAACCAGCTATAATGCCACCACAAGGAAGTTCTGCTGGAAAAAATTACGCTCAAGCATTTCAAAATAAATTAGGATTTAATCCATATGCGGCAATGGGATATATACCAAATTTTGCCTTAACTGGAAATAGGATAAACTCTGTCGCCACATCATTAGCTCAAGGAAAAATTTCTCAAATTCCAGAATGGATTACTGGTGAAAGTGATATTAATAAAATAAATCAAAGAGTTCAAGCAATTAAATCTAATTCAGGAATTCCTGTCAAAAAACAAATATTAGATGCAAGTGGTATTGCAACAATGCTTGTTCCTAATGGAGGACTAACTTCTCCATTTGGTGAATACTCTTTTGATAATGGAATTACTGTAAAATGGCCAGTACGTACTTATGGTTCAAGATCTGAAACTGGAATAAGAAGTATTTATCAAGAAATTGAAAAAGGCGTTGCGGCTGGTACAAAAAAATATGCTGCCTCAATTAAACCTCCAGCTTTTGAGCCCGAAGGACAAAGTGTTATCGCTGCAATTAAAAGAACTCCTGGAGCAGCTGGAGCTTTGGGCGCTGCTGCTGGAGCAGCATTCGAAGTTGGAATGGGGCTAGCACTTGGAAAAGAAACTGCAGCAGTAGAAGGTGTAAATTTTGACGTTTTAACTCCTAATCCAGAACTTAAGAAATTATTTGGTTATAATACTCCATTAGCAGATTTTAAAATTAACGATAGTAGTGCTGAAAATAGAAAAAGTATGGCTAAAAAAATTATATCAGCATCTGGAGTTTTAGGTAAAGAAATATTTAGTGGAAATGAAAAAAATCTACTAAATCGACAAAGTTCAGTTAGTAAATTTATAAAAGCTAATAATTTAAATAAAGCTCTTGGATTCATACCAAATTATTCTCCATTAATGGCTTCTATGGTTAGAGAAATGTCAGCGGGGGTATCCCCATCTTCTGTTAGAGTAGGGCAAGATTCAAGATTATCTAGTTCAGAAAATCCACTTGGTCTTGGAGTATATAATACAAAAGATGAACCAGCTGGTTTAGGACAAGGTATTGCTAGATTTAAAGATTTATTTGCAGCTAGAAAATCTGGAGCAGCTAAAGGATTTATTCCAAATTATGCAAGTAGAGCATTTGATCCAGATTATAGACAAAAAGTTTTAAACTCACGCGGTTTAACGACAGGTGGTAATAAAGTTCCTTTTGGTCAAGGTGGAGGAGCTTTAGCTGCATCAATTTTATTGCCTACAATTACTGGAGCAATTTCATCTTCTATGTCAGAAGATAATACTACTGGAAGAGCAATAAGTTCTGGATTAGGAAATATTGGTAGTTACGCTTTTACTGGAGCAGCTCTTGGTGGAGGAGTTCCTGGAGCAGTTATTGGTGGAGCATTTGGCATAGCGACAACTCTATTATCTGTCCAAAAAGAATTAGATGAAAAACCATTTAAAATGTTAGAAAAATCAATTCAACTTTCTCAAGAAAAATTAAATTCTTTAAATGATTCATTTACTAAATTTAATGGAATATCAGAAAAATTAAATCAAGCATATACTGGTAATATAAGATTGTCTACTCAAGAATTACAAAAGCTACAAACTGCTCAAGTTGCCACTTTAGCTTCCTTGCCAGCTGAAACAAGAAACGCTATATTAGATGCTTTAGGAAAAGGCGACACTCTTAAAGTCCAAGAAATACAAACAGATATATTAGAAACTCAGCAATCAAAAGTTAAAGCTCAACAAGCAGAACAAGTTGCGGAAGCATTAGACTTGGCTAAAAAGCCAGGATTTATGGACAGACTTTTAGCTGCAAGTGCAAATGTTGGAGCTGGAGAAAGTTCAAATCTTCCATTAGTAACTCCAGAACAAATAAGATTAGAATCAAATTCACAAGAAATAGAAAAAGCATCTGCCGCACGTCAAGCTCAATTACAAGAATTTACTACTTTACGTCCAGAAGGTAGTAATCAAACTTATGGAGAGATTATTGCAAAGTTAAGTGACGAAGGGTTGAATGCAGAAGAAATTAAATCAAAATTATTAAAATTAAAATCTAACTTTAAAAATATAGCGATATATGATAAATATATAAAAGATTTAGATATAGAAGCATTTAGAAAATCACTTAATCAAGTAGAAGAAGTAGATGATATACGTCAAGTAAACGTACAAAAAGTACTAGATGCAGCAAAAGGATTTTTAAATGGTTTAGAAAATAATATAATAGAAACAAATAGAATTTTTTCAGAAGGAGAAACTAACATAGCAAATGTTACAGCTCAAATTCAAAGTCGCCGTGGAACTTTCTTAGAATCTATAAAAGATTTATTTGGTGAATTTACTCAATTAAATGTATCAAAACAATTTGACGACGCTATTAGAAATGCAGAATACGAAAGATCAAGACTACAAATTACTCAAAAAGCAACTGGAAATTTAAATAATTTAGGAGGAACAGAAATAGCTAATTTTAGAGCAATTCCAGGACCAAACCCAGAAATAGTTGATTTTATAAATAAATTAGAAACAGATGTTAATAAATTAAAAGGCATAACAAGTTTTGATGAATTATCTAAACAAGCTAAAGAATTATCTCAAAGTTATTTTGAAAATTATAATGCAAATAAAGATCTTGTAGATCAAGCTAAGTCAGTTGGAAATCAATTAATTGAATTATCTAGAAATACAAATGATGCATCTAATCAATTACAAGCTTTAGATTCAACAACTGCAAATAGTAAAAGATTGTCTGATCAAGAATATGCTGCACGAGAAAAATTATTGCGAGTTCAACAAGCAGTTTCATTTGCAGGAGGAATACAATCTTATCAACAAAATGCATTTCCAAATAGAATAGCAGAATTAAATTACTCACGAATGAATTTAGGGGCTTCTGATATAGGGACTAGAGGCAGAGGAGCTTTAGGAATATTAGATCAATTAAAACAACTTGGGATTGGTCCAACAAATCTTCCTAAAGAATTACTAAATACTGCTCAAGTTGGATTAGAGTCAGATCTTAAAAAATATTTAGCTGCAACAGGTCAAAATCTTTCAAAAGAAGAAATTAGTAAAATAGCTGAAACGCAAATAAAAAATTACGCTAAACAAGATGAGGCGATGACAGTTAATATTCCTAATATTGATACAACTGTATCTGATATAGCTACACAACTTAAAGATCAAGGAATAAAAATTGATGATTCTAGTATAACTAAACTTGCAGAAGTAATAAAAGGTAAAAGCAATGCTGAAAATCCTGGAACTATTAATGGACAACCAACAAATGCAAATGGAGAAATAATTAGTCAATCTCCTTTTATGAATATACCACTTTCTCCTTTTGTTCCAGGTTCTGCGCGATTAGCAAATGTTCCATTGTTTGGTGAATTAAATAATATAACACCAACTAATCCTGGAAAGGTTGATGCATTAACTACTGCTAAATCAATGTTAGAAGCAAGCATTAATCAGGAATTACTTCAAAAGAGGATATTAGAGCATTATACCAATTCTGCTCAACAATTAATAAATCAAGAAAATGCTCAAAAAAATTTAATACGAGATCAAGCAATTTTAGATGATTCAACTTTATCAATATTAGAAAAAAATCAAAAGCTAATTGATTTACATACAAGAGATGCACAATTAGATGAAAGAAGATTAAAATTTAGACAAGATGAAATTGATAAAATGAATGATTTAGTAGATCTTGCTAATGGTTATTTAAGTTCTACTGAATATGCAAATAAAGAATTAGAAAGACAACAAAACGCTGCTCGTAAACCTGGATATAATCCAATAACTGGAGCCGCAACTAATTTTGTAAATGAAATGAGTTACAATGGAACTCAGTTCTTCCAAGACTTAAATACTTCAGCGGTAGATACAGCAAGAAATATAAAATCATCATTCTCTAACGCTTTCCTAAGCTTTATTAATGGAACTCAAACTGCTGGAGATGCATTTAAAGATTTTAGTATTCAAATACTTCAACAAATCCAACAAATAGCTACAGAAATATCAACTAAACTATTTATGGGAGCAATCTTTAATCAATTACAAGGAGCTTTAGGTGGTGGCGGAGGTGGTGGAGGAATTTTAGGTTCATTACTTGGTTTTTCAAAAGGTGGTTTAGTAAAAGGTTATGCTGATGGAGGATATGTTAATGCTGGATCTGGAAATATGGATGATGTTCCAGCTATGCTTTCCAAAGGAGAGTTTGTATTGAATAAAAGAGCAGTAAGAACTCTTCAACAAGCTTATGGATCAGGATTTTTAAATTCAATAAACGAAGGATCTGCTCGAGGAATGGCAGATGGAGGATTTACATTTAGTAAGAATTTTGATAATAGATTCAATGTTTCTGGATTAGAAAATAAAAGAGGTTTAGATACAAAAGACATTAAAGCTGGAATCAGTAGTTTAGATGCTTATATAGAGCAACTAAAGGGAGAAAATATTACTAGTTCTGAACTTTCTAATTTTGCTCTTGTTGATCCAGAATCTATAAAAAATCAAGAAAGAATGCAAGCAGAACAAGATTATTATGATTATGTTAATTCTTTACAAGATAGTTTAAATTCAAATAGCATGGCTCTTGCTAATGCTCAAGAAGCATATAATGAACAATTAGATAGATATAATAGACAAAAGCAACAAGGCTTAATTGGAGCATTCATAGGGGCTGGAATGGGAATAGCTGGTGGACTTATAAGTTCATACGGTGGTGGTATAGGTAATATGCTTGGAGGCGCAGGAAAAGTAGGAGGAAGTATTGGAGGATCAAGTGGATTTGGAGCAAGTTATGGTGTGGGTTCAAATGGTAGAGTATATAGTTCTTCAACAAGCTCACCATTTTTACAAAATACTTATAGAAGTTCATCGAGTGGATTTGGAGCAAGTTTTAAAGGATATGCTTCTGGTGGAGAAGCTCAAGATGATATTCCAGCCTTATTGATGGGTGGAGAATTTGTGGTTAATAAAAATGCTGTTAAAAGATATGGTTCTAACTTTTTTGAAAAATTAAATAGAGGACAAGTTAAAGGTTACGCTGAAGGAGGACAAGTAGGAAATCAAGTATTAGGTGGAAATGGACCATCACTAACTTTAGATTCGTTAACAAAAGCTATAACAGATTTACAATCATCTATAGAAAATCAAAATACCTCTAGTGGAGGAGATACAAATAATATAACGATATCCATTAATATGGAAAGTGATGGAAAGACAACTGAATCTTCTGATGAAGATAATCAAACAAATAATAATGGTCCTGGAGTTGGGAAAGATATGAGAGAGTTCACCGATTTAATTAAATCAAATGTAATAACAACTATTATTGAGCAAAAACGTCCAGGAGGCTTATTAAGTAAAACAAGTCAAAGCTAATTCATGAAATTAAATGAACCCTCTGCGTTGGCCTATGGATCTTATGAAGTTTTTTGTACAGATAATGTATTTCAAAATTTTAATACTCTTACAGGTTATTTAAAAAGCGGATTAGCTTTATCATCAGGATTAAAGGAAGTTTATAATTCATTTGGAAAATATTCAAAAAGGTCTGCTGAATATGATATAATATGTGGTACTTTTTCAGCAGTAGGATATACAAATTTCAATATTTCAGATTTTGCATCTGACAGAATATTAGTAGAAAACGCTGGATTATCTTCTGTTAATGGTACTTATAAAGAATATATGAGTTATAATGATAAGCCAAGATATAGTAAAAATAACTATAATCAAGAAATCTTTTGGTCTGGTAATAAATGGATTATTTATAATCGAGAAGATCCTAATTCTATGAATAATATTTATAAATCTAATTCTGATGTTTACTATCCTTCAGATGCAATAAATTGGGATTATTATAATTTATTTACATTAAATGGTATTAGATCTAATAATGTATATAATCCAATACCATCTTTAACATTAAAAAAGAAACTATCTATGATACTAGATACTGGAAGTGGATTTTTTAATTTGTATATACCACCTACGGATTTGACTACTGGAATATATTTAAGTGGAAAATTAACTACACTTACTAATACGTTTGATCCATATTTATCCAATGGAATTTCTTTAATAGTAAATTATTCTGGAAGTTCAACTTTAATTACTAATAATACTGCTTTAATAGGAACAGATTCAATTTATCCTGGAATAGTTCAAAGAAAAATAGCAGAAAATACTCAATACAATTTTATGATAGGTGGAACTGTAAATTTAACTAATGGATTAAATTTAACTATATCTAATCCTGGAGTTTTGCCTTTAGATTTTTTAAGTGGCCGAGGTAGTTTGAGTACAAATAATAAATATGATAATAACTGTTATTTTACTGGTTTAATTTTACCATCAGAGAATAATTATGTATCATTAAATAATGCTCAAAATTTAGTTAACTCTGAACAAGGGTATGATAAAGAAAACGCTATAAATTATATATATGATAATGAATGTACTGGATGTTTTTATACAATAAATTTTAGTTTGCCTTGTCCAGTTGCTTCTTTGAGTTCTTCTCAAAGCTCTCAAATAATAAATTCAGTAAATGAATTTTCGTTTGCAGAAAGTTATATACAAGCTTTAGATGAATTATCTAGGAAAATGCATAATTGCTTATATTCTATAAGTAGTTTAGCAGGTACTTTTTATACAGGCGATCAAAGCTTAGATCTTTATAACCATACTCCATCTCATGGATATACTAGCGCTTCAATAACAAATGTTCATTATAAATCGGGTGAATACGATCCAGCATATTTACAAATGCAAAGAGATTTGAAGGCTAGATTATTAAATTTAAGTCAAAGTTTAGCTAATAATACTAAAATTCTAGAAGATGATCTTGAATGTTGTCCTGAACTAGGATGCGATTATGCTTATATTGGATTTGGCGGAAGCACTGGAGGTGGTAGAGAGAAACATGAAATACTAGCTTTTACTTTTAAAAATCCTCATGCATATATAACTTATAATCAAGAATTTTTAAATGAATATTTTAATATTATAGGTGATGCATATATAGATACAAATAATAATGTAGTTTTAACAGATGATGAATTTGGACAGGCTGGTAATTTTTATTATAAAAATCCAATATTATTTAGAGATTGCAAAGCTAAAGTTTTCCCATTTAGTGTTCATTTTGCTATGAGAATGACTACTGGACCAGATCCTGGACTAGGCAGAGCAGATGGAATTACATTCATTATTCAAAGTGCATCAGATACCGCTGGTGGAGTAGGAGGTGGAATGGGATATTATGGAATCCCACAAAGCATTGGAGTAGGTTTTGATACTTTTTATAATCCTGACATTAATGATATAAATAATAATCATGTTGAATTAAATTTAGATGGCAATATAGCTTCAGAACAAGTATCAATTTGCCCAACAGATCTTTCTGATGGAAGAATAAAACATGTTTGGATTGATTATGACGAAAATCGAACAATCAGAGTATACATAGCAGATGATTGTTGTATTAATCTAAATCTTTATAGTAGTGCTGAAGAGGCACGTTGGGATGTGGTTAATTGTCAAACTCCTTATGAAATTTCCACGATCTGCGGAACTTGTTGGGGCTGTATTAGTGTTACTACAACAACTACCACTACTACTACAACTCCAGAACCTACTACAACACCTGATCCAGGTATCACCACCACCACCACCACGACTACTACGACAACTACCACTACTACTACCCCAGATTGCGAATTTGTTTGTATAGGCACTGGATTTGTATTTTCGCCAGATTGTGGAAATGGAGTAACCTGTTCAGTTCCTGTTGATGAATGTACTTGTTATTATTGTTTATCACCAGGATCGACTTGTTAGTTATATGAATATAATATATTCAAGTTGGAGCCCATTTAATAATAATATTAGATTAGAAAATACAAATTTTAAAAGATCCATATATCACTCAAAAAAACTTGGTTATAAAGTACATTTATTTTGTTGCAATAAATCTTATGATATACTAAAAGATGAACCATGGGACTCTGTACATTTTGATTTAGAAAAATTAAATAAAGAGTATAAATTTACTTGGTCTTTAGGTAAAATAATGACCTATTTTTTAGCCTCTCAAATGTTTGATAATTTTATTCATTTAGACTTAGATATTACCATATTCAAACCATTAGAAATTAATAATAATTTTGATTTTACAGTTTTTTATAAAGATAATAGCACTTATTATAAAGAATATAATAAAAAAGAATTTTTAGATTATATACCTAATGAAATGTCAATAACTCCAAAAATTTTTTACAATATGGCAATCTTTAGCGGAAATTCAAAATCTATATATGACTACTCTCAAAGATCTCTTAATTTTATTCTAGCAGAAGAAAATAAAAGATTTTTTTGCAATATAGATTATTTTAATACTTTTGATCAATCTATTTTTGCAGAACAATTTTATTTTTCAAGTTACGTGGATTATAATAAATTAAATGTTAATGCAATTTTATTAAATACTCCTGGAAGTCCCGAATTCTCTATAGAGTTAGATAAAAAGAAAGATATCGTCTTGCATTCAAAAAAATAATTTTAATTTAATTTACTATTTATTAGATAATTTTTTAATTTCTTGTTCTAACAAAGTGAGTTTATTGTCTATTTTAAAGAAAATATCTTGAAGCATTTTATGAGCAACTTCATCTTCTATTTCTGGGAATGGAAGATTTAAATATGGAAGTCTATTGTTTACAATATAAAAAAATTCATTCTGCTTTTCTATATTGGATATATCAGAATAAGTTTTAATTAAAATTTTAGTTAAGTTTATAGAGCCTTCTTTTACATTAGTTGGCAAAGCGTTTAATAGATGTAGCACTAAGAATCCATCTCCATATGTTATATCTTTAATCATATTATTTTGATAATTTTTAATAGTTGTTTTTCTATAAAAATGATCCAAATGAATCATTGCTCCGTTCTCACTTATAAAGCGAGAGTCTTGATCTGGTGGAGTAATATAAGTTCCTTTTTCTTCTACTTCTAATTCTACTTCGTTTTGATCAATACTAGAAACATATAGCCTTGTTTTATTTCCTTTGGATTCCAATCCATTTTCTGGATAAAAAATTTGATTCTTATATATTTCTCCATTTTTTTCTAAAATATTCCTATAACCAAAAAATTCATAATCTTCATAATAAATATCAATATAATCACCAATAGAAAAATCTTTTGTATTTTCAAAAATATGTATTTTGGTATCTGATTCTATAGTTTTGAAATTTTTATTTACTTGATAATTTTGAAAATCATCAATTCTTAATGTTAATAAGTCTTTTTCAAAAACTAAAAATGTATTTTTTCTTAATGGTAAAAGAGATGGATTTGCATGAATGATAACACCATCTTTAACTATCGAAGCTGTATATCTTTCCATTTGAATATTATACGAAATATTTTAATGAAATTCTAGAATTTATAACATCATTAACCTTGGCATTAAAATTTTTACTAATTAAATATCCAGATCTTAAATACAGCTGTATACCATTATTAGACCCTTGATAACCAGTATAAACGATTTTTGTGCCATCTATTATATTATTTATATTCCTTATACCAATGCCATAGCTGTCTAGTTCAACATTTAACTCTATTTCTTCTCTATTAAAGGCAACTCTAGATGGATAAATTGTATTAATATCATATATTGGTTGAATATTTGCATTATAGGTGAAATCTACTTTTTGAACTTCATGTTTACTATATTCATTATAAGTATCATTAAAAGCTATCAGAGTATTAGCTCCATGTGCATAAAAACTACTTGAATCTGCGTTTACTGGATAAGTTGTTGTTCCATTTGAACCAGTAAATCCATTTGTTCCACTTCCAGTAGAAAAAAAGATAAATTGAGCTTGATTTTGTACTAAATTATTAGGATTTACAGAAGAGGTAAAAGATTTTAAATAACCACTAACAAAAACACTATCTCCACAATTTATTTTAAAATTATGCTTAATTCCACTTTCCAAAAATATATTATTAAAAAATATTTTATCATATGGCACTTGGCTTATAAAGTCTATTTGAATTGTTGAAGTTAATCCTTCTTTATTAAATCCTCTGTAAGGTTTTTTGCGATCAATAGGAAAAGTAAAATCTGCATTTGGCTGTATATTTAATCCAATGTTTTGAGCTACAAAACTGTAATCTGCAAAAGAAGAATTTTTTGCTCCAGCTGCATTATAACTTTGTATTGTAATTGGAAAATTTTTATAAGAATAAAACATTAATAGTATTTCGTAAACTTTCTTAAAGCTATTACGACTCCGTTATTTTGAGAATTCATATTTGAAGATATAGATTGAGCATTATTTATAGATAAGGAATATTGAGGAGTATTATAACATAATCCAGAAATGTTCACTGTGATTGATCTAGCTTCTCCAGTATAATACACTCTTCTATAAAGATTTTCTGTCACTTCTAAATCTTCTTGAGCGCCATTTAATTTTATAACTTTTGGATAATTCGAACCAATAGTATTAACTGGTAAATAATCCGCTTTAAAGTTGTAACTTAGTCCAAAATAATTAGAAAGATCTTCTGATGCGGTAGATATTGATACGTTTGTCTTATGTCCATATAAAAAATTAGCGCTAATAACTCCATTAACTCTATCATCAGAACGATCAGAATCTCTTCCAAATTGACCAGTTACTGGAGAATAACTAACGAAAGTAGCTTGTGCAGAAACAGGGGTATTAGGATTGATGCTAAAAGAAAAATTTTCTAAATATATACCTGAAAAAGTAAGCCCACCTACGTCCAAATAAAACCCAGAAGCATCGTTATTTTGGGTAGTTTTAATATCATCTATTATTGGTTTTATTGGATCGCCGCTTTGAATCGCGTATTGTATTGATATATTATTAGTTACAAAATTACTAGCAAACTGTAACGGATACGAATTATAGTAACCTAAAGATTTAACTTGATTTATTGAATTAGTTGTATTAACATCAACACTTGTAGCTACAAGATACTTTAAATTATTAAGAGTTGTGCCTACTCTTACTGGTACATGTTTAAAGGAAATGCTATCCATATAAATAGTTTACACTATAAATTTTAGAAATTTTAATGTTCTATTATATAATATATATATGAACATTGAACCAAATTATCCTTTTATTTCTAAAGTATTTTTAGAACTTATTCCGAATGAACAATTTAAAACTGAATTTCAAGCTTTTGCTCCAGAAATTTATGCTGATATACAAAGTTTCCGTACAAATCCAAACTGCTCTTGCAGAGGAAAAGTAGAGGCATATGTTAATAATAATAAACCAAAATGCTTGGATTTCTTAAATAATTTTATTCAAAAAAATAATACATCAATTTCTTTAGATGAAATAACTAAAAGATATATTGTAAAACCATATGCTGGAGTTGTAGAAAAAGTTAAAATTTCAGAATGGCAAGCTTTTCAAAATCGTCTTATTCAAGAAAGAGCTAATTATAGAGCATTTTCAACTTCAAAAATTGATGATGAATATGTTAATGTATTCTTTTTATGATATTTTTTGAACTTCTTACTTATATCATACTAAGTTTGGGTGTTAGTTTTGTTTGGAGTTTTTCTGATATATTTGCGCCAATAAGAAATCTTATCGCTAAGATTCCATATATTAGAAGACCACTACTATGTCCAGAATGTTCTAGTTTTTGGATGGGGATTTTTACTACTTTATTTTATAATCCACTTTATTATACTTTTGGAATTTTCTCTTTTCCATTCTGTGGATTAGCAACTCATCTTTTTGCTTGTTTTTTATATAAAATTTATTTCAAAATTAAAAACTAATATTATTAGTTAAATTTCTCGCGTCTGAATTTGGAATTTTACTTGGTATAGGTTTTGATAGCGTTGGTGTGCTAAATGCTTTATATTTTAAATTAACTATTGCAGATTCATCCACAGAAGCTTGATATGCTTCTCCTAGAAAAATAGCTTCATTATAATTAAATGATAAAACTGAACTACCATTTGGATCACAATAATTCTTAAAAGTTATATTCACGCCAGTTACTTGATATGTGCATAAAAGATCCCTAATATTTTTAATTTGATAATTATCTATTTTCATTCCAAAATCTATATTAGTAACTACTGGGGGATTGGATATAATTTGAAATGGATATGAGCTATTTAAATTATACAATATATTTCTATTTGTATCAATTGTTATTTGAAAATTTTGCAAACGATTAATTTTAAAATCATTAAGACTAACTTCAATATCTGCATAATCCATTATCTTAATATCATTTTGGGTAACGGTAGAAGAACTCTTCGGTATATTTCCACCAAAATCACCTAAAACAGTCAACCCAAGACTTAAAGACGGTATTTCACCCACTCCGCAAGAAAGAGAATAGTTGTTTAATATTCCAGAATTAAAAGCAAAATATTTATCTTTATATTCTACATATCCGCTAAAAAAAACATCTCCAGTAAATGGAAGGAAGTTATCTTGATCCACCATTAATTTATTTACTGTTATTTCTGCTGTTACTGGTCTAGTATTACTAAAAACAACCGTTTGCATTCCCAAACTTTTAACTTCATCTATAGGTAAATCATAGTTAACATTTAAATTCTGAATACCTAAAACCTGTTTAGAGTTTATAAAAAGCCGCTGCTCTTCTTTAGAAATTCTACCTAACATTGTATAATACTTACACTATATTAAGTGTAATAATACTAAAGGTGTAAGGTAAAAATGGCTGATCTATCTTTATATAGCGTAAGTGGTTATCAGAGTAACATATCATATGTTAAAAATGATATAGTATTAGCTAGTAATAATTATTATTATAGTTTAGTTAATAATAATTCCAATAATACTCCAACTTCTTCTACTTCAAATATTTACTGGGGAGGATATAGAAGTTATAGTGGTCTAGCAAGACCAGAATTTTTTTGGAACCCAAGTTATTCATCTCAATTACAAATAAAACCTGCAGTAAATGTTATAAAATTTGGTAATGGTTACGAACAAAGAACACCAGATGGAGTTAATAATAATCTTTTAAAATTTGATTTATTATTAGAAGGTAGAGATAAAAACGAAACCCGTGCAATTGCTCATTTTTTGCATAAAAGAAAAGCTAGTGATTCATTTTTTTGTGATGCGCCATTTCCTTATAATTTTGACAGTTCTCAATTATATCCAAAAAGATTTGTTTGTGAAGAGTGGAATGTGTCATATAATTTTTATGATAATTATAATATATCAATAAAAATTTCTGAAACTTCAAATATATGAGTATTAATAGTAATCTTGTTGCTGGATCTAAAAAAATTATTTCCGAAGCTTCATTATTTAGTCCAACTAGTTTGGTAACTTTTTATGAATTAGACTTTAGAACTTTTGGTATTAATAGAGATGATATAGACCTTGCAGAATTAACTTTTAAAAATAATTTAACTTCACCTTATAATGATGGAAATGGTTACATTTCATCAACCGCAGATGATCCAGTAGGAGTTTTAAGATTTCATAATCTTAATATCAATGTAGAAAATTCAAGCTCTAATTCAACATTAGGATCTTTAAATTCATTTGGACAAATAATTTGGCAAAATAAAAGATATATTCCATTTCCAATCATGTTAGATGGAATAGAAACTGCATCCAGAGGAACCCTTCCAAAACCAAAATTAACATTCACAAATGAAATACAAAATTCAAGTTATAATTTTTTCTTTACAAAAATTAAAAATACAATTAGATCAATAGGAGATATTATTGGATTAGAAGTTACAAGAAAAAGAACTTTTTTAAAATATCTTGATGCAGTTAATTTTAAAAGTTATGGTGGAATTATAAATGATGATAATTTTATTATAGACCCAGATAGCTATGCAGCTTTAGCAGATGATATTTTTTATGTAGATAGAAAATTAAAAGAAAATAAAGAAATTATCCAATATGAATTAAGTTCAATTATAGATTTAGAAAATTTAAAATTACCTCTTAGGACAATGTATAGCGAGTCTTGTTCTTTAGATTATAGAGGAGATGGATGTGAATACGGTAACAATGTTTATTCTTCTTCTCAAAAAAATTCTGGAAACCCTATAGCAACGGATAAGGATGAAGATATAAGAGATTTATTAGGTGGAACAACTCTCACCGCTGGAAGTCCTGTTATATGGTCAAAAACACCCGTAGTTTCTTACTCAAAAGGTCAATTTGTTTATGTTGTTATTAATGATATTAAATATTTTTTTGTTTCTAAAACTAACGGTAATACTTTTTCTCCATTTAATAGTAATTATTGGCTTGCAGATCTTTGTTCAAAAAGATTAAAAGGATGTAGAAAAAGATATGGCACAAATGGAGAATTACCATTTGGTGGATTCCCTGCAACATCAAAGGAGGCTTAATTATGGTCGAAATAGAATTACATGGAATATTAGGAGAAAAAATAAAAAAAAGTAAATGGACTTTAGCTGTAAATAGCGTAGGTGAAGCGGTAAGAGCAATAGAAGCTAATACTAATGCTTTGTATAAAAATTTATATGAATTAGATAAAGAAAATATAAAATATAGAGTATTAATTAATAAAAAAGATTTTAAAATTTTTAAAAATCAAGAAGATATAAAAAATGATTTTGAAAAAGTTGTATATTCAAATTTATCTACTATTTATAAAGATAATGATTTACAAAGTATCGATATTGTTCCAATATTAGAAGGTTGTGGTGGAAATTTTTTAGCAATTGGCGCTCTTATTGCAGGCGTAGCTTTAGCCGCCACTGGAGTTGGATTAGCTCTTACTGGTATTATTGGATTTACACTTGCTGCAAGTTTAGTTGTAGCTGGTATTGGATTGGCTGCAGCAGGTTTTTTATCACTTTTATCATCTCCTCCACCTTTTGTTGCTCCAGAATTTGCTTCGCCCAATACTCAAAGTAAGGCTGGAGGAAATAAATCATATCTTTTTGATGGACCAACTAATGTTAATGGTGAAGGTGGTCCAATTCCAATTGGTTATGGAACAGTACTAGTCGGATCAAAAAGTATAAGCGCTACATTTAATACTAATTATGTTGACAATTCTTCAACAAGGACTTCGTAATGCCTACAGAAATAAAAAAAATATATCCTAAAATAATTCGAGGAGCAGGAGGAGGAGGAGGTGACAGCTGTACTCCTGGAGCGCCTCCAGATCCTCATACTCCAGTAGAAGCTGCCGAAGGATTAATAATAAATGGAGTTAAAAAATTATCAAGAACAGAAACAGAAATAACTGATTTAATTTCAGAAGGACCAATAGAAGGCTTAGTATCTGGAAAATATAATTATATAGGAACCGTAGGAAATATTGGATGGACTAATACTAATTTTATTCCTTATCCAGGAGTTTATCCATACTTGAGATCTGTTTATTGGAAAAATGTTCCATTATTGAATTCTGCTGGACAATATAATTTTACATCTATCAATTTTAAAGCAGATTATGGAACTCAAAAAACAGCAGTCGGATTAACTAGTCAAATAGGTGGTAATTCTCTACCGCAATCATCTAGAACAAGATCAGTTGGAGATATTTTAAGATATGGTAGTACTTTTAAAAAAGTTTATGATTTTAGAACCACAAATATAAATAGTTTAATTGTTTCAATGAAAATTGAAAATTTGTTTTTTCAACAAAATGATCCGAATGTAGACAGGGTAACTTATAATTTAGGTTGTGGCGTTAGAGTAAAAATGTCTACAACAGCTGGAGATACAAGAGACAGATCTATTGGATATACTATATATGTATCTAAAATAACAAAAAATGGAATTATTTCTGTGCCAAATTTAACTAAAAATATTACAACAACTGGTAAAATTTCAAGTGGAATGATAGAAAAACATGAATTTGCATTGACAAATTATTTTGACTCGAATGATACATCTCATTTAGGATGGAGAATAGAAATAGAGAGAGGAAGCCAAGAGAGTACAACTTTAAACGCTAGGGATTCCATTACTGTACATGCTTTAACAGAAGTTTTTCAAGAAGAGTATATATATCCAAAATGTGCAATTTTTAAAAGTTTGTTTACTTCTGAATATTTTTCAAATGCTCCAGATAGATCATATGATGTTAAACTATTAAAAGTAAAAATTCCAAGTAATTATAATCCAATTAGCAAAACATACGCTGGAGATTGGGATGGTCGATTTTCTGATGTTTATCATCCATCTGGAGTAGGATTGTATTGGACAGATAATCCAGCTTGGTGTTATTACGATCTTTTAACAAATAAAAGGTATGGTTTAGGAAAGTATATAAAAAATCAACAAGTTGATAAATGGAGTTTATATCAAATTGCTCAATATTGTGATACAATTGTTGATGATGGGTATGGTGATAAAGAACCAAGATTTACTTGTAACGCTATAATAAATGATTTTTCTGATGCTTATAGTATGCTAAATGATTTTACTAGTATATTCAGGGGAATGTCATATTATGCAAATGGATCAATTTTTGCAATTGCTGATATGCCAAAAAATCCAATGATTCTTTTTACTAATTCTAATGTTGAAAATGGTGATTTTAGCTATGGAAGTAGTAGTAAGAAAACTAGAAATACTATTGCGGTAGTTAGATTTAATGATAATAATAATTTTTATAAACCAGTAGTAGAACATGTAGAGGATCCAGAGGGTATTAGAAAATATGGAATTAGAAAAATTGAATTAGGTGCATTTGGATGCACAAGTCGTGGTCAAGCTTATAGACTCGGAAAATGGGCACTAGCTAGTGAACAATTAGAAACGGAAATTGTAGATTTTGTAGCGGGCTATGATTCTTTATATTTAAAACCAGGTGATGTAATAAAAATACAAGACTCTAATAGGATTTTAAATCGTTTGGGTGGTAGAATTTTAAATATAAGCACTGGTGTAGGCGGCGTACATAATTTTATTTTAGACGAAGAGTTTTCAAATATAACTGGATATTTTAATGATAATTTTCCAAATCAAACTTATAAATTAGAAATCTATACTCCAAGATATAGAGTAACAGGTAATGCTTATAGTGATTTTTTGACTGGATATGATAAAAGTGATATTCAATCTGGATATTTTAATTTAAACTCTTTACAAGCTGCAGTGGGTTATAATGAAGATAAAGTATTGACTAAAATAAATTGCAATAAAGTATTTGATACCACTAATTATAATTTATTAACTGGAGCAATTTGGGCATGTCAAACAACTGGCGTTGGTTATGGATTAAATACAGAAACTGAATTATACAGGGTAATAGCAATAAACGAAATAGACCCAAATAGATTTAGCGTAAGTGCAATGGAATATAATCCAAGTAAATATGCATTTGTAGAGTCTGGATTTACATTTAGTGATTCTCCAGTTTTAACTCCAATAGTATATAAAGATGCAAGTTATCCAAGTGGTTTAAGTTTAGCTTTAAATGAAAATATATATATACAATATAGAGTAAGTGGAGCAGTAGATACAGTTAATTATCAAACATCTAGTTGGAGAGTATACATGAAAAGTGGAACTAATTTTAATAACCAAGATTATGAATTGCAATATATTAATTCAAATGGTGCAACCGTATCAGTTCCATCTGGAATTTATCTTGTGGATAATTTAACTGTAACTAATCCATTTATTAGTGGCAGAACTATTCCAACAATAAATGACACGACCTATTATTTTAGAGTTTATGGAGTTAATGAAAAAGATTATTATTCTGCTGGGGTAGTCACTGGAAGTTTTTACTATAACTCAATTTATGCAAGTGAATATACAAATTTATTGCAATTAAATAATTTATCATATCAAACATCTAGTGATAGTAAAACATTTGCAGATTTAAATAATTACAATTTAATTCATGATAATGAAATAGATTATGAATGGTCGATAACAAATCTAGCTCCTGTAATAAAAATTCTTAAAGCTAAAGATCTTATTTTTAGAGTTAGATTAGGTACTGGAAATTGGAATGATAAAGCTTTTATTGATACACAGTATTATGAACCAGAGGCAACTGCAGGAGATTTTGTAGTAAGCACTGGTTATAGTTCAGATAATCTTAGATCAATACTAGGAAATAAAGTTATAGATAAATTTTTCTTTGCAGTTGATGCAAAAATTAGAAATGGAAATGGAAAATATACCTCTCAAACAACATTAGCTTCACCAGAATATGACAGAACAGATGGTTATCTTTTAGGAAATTTTCAAAATGAAAAATTATCTTTTGATGAAACTAAAATTAGTGATGGATTTATAGATTTAAATGGAAATGCTAAAATTATATTAAATAGTGTTCCAGCTAACATGGGAAGTCTTTATTTATTTTTTACAAATTCTATTTCTAGAACTGGATTTTTAACTGAAAGTAATTTGAATAGAATTATGCAACTTCAATATTCAAGTCCATATGCTAATTTTATAAGTAACTTGGCCGCAAGCGGTATACAATTAAGAGAAGCATTTCAAAATGGTAATGTTTTTCTAACTGAAGAAGGTTTTAAAAATACTGTTGGTGGAGGAATAGTAAAAAGTGGATATTTCGCAATTCGCGCTGGAACAAATTTTGATCAAAATTTAATTAATTCTTATAGTAAGGATTTTGCAAATGGAAGTGCAACTGTTTATGGAACATCTACTTCTGTTGCTAGTATTAATTATGGAAGTCTTCCAAGCGGAATAACTCAAAATTTTATATTTACTGCTACTGCTACCCCACCAAAAAATAGAAATGCTGCAAATAATTTAATGTTTTTAGATCAAATAAATCCAGAGCCGCTTTTTGGTACAAGTAATGGTATAGATTTAACAACATCCGCAGATGCTTTTGTTTTAAATGCAGTTAATAGTGGTAATTTAACTTTAGCTAATGGTTATAATATAAATGTGCTTTCTGGAAATTTAAATTTAAATGGAAATGCAACTCTTGGAAAAGATTATGACAATACGATTCTAATAACTGGAAAATTTTTAAGAGGTATAAAATCTTATAATGCGCCTAATACAACACAACTCTCTGCCACAGTAATAAATTCTGATAAAGTTATAGTAACTGGAGCTGTAGCTGGTGGTGCACTAGTTCTTCCAACTGGAATACATGGTGCAGAAATAGAAATAAGAAATAGATCTAATCAATCATTAGTTATTTATGCAACTGGAACAAATAGAATACTTGATAATAGTAATGGAAATTTATTGCTATCAAGTATTTCTCTTGGACTAAATAATTTAGCTAATAGAAATTTTGTTTTTGGTTTCTCTGGAGCTAGTGGAATTTGGTTTGCGTAAATAATTTTATTTTTTAATTTTTTTAATTCTATCAATTAATTCAAATATCTTTGATTTAGGTATATCTTGAACGGTGCTAAGATTCTCTGCGCCTTCAAATTTTTCTTTAATTAATTTTTCTTTAAGATAATCAAAAGAAACGCCTTTGTCTTTCATTACTTTCTCTAGTAGAACTTGTGGAGAAGTTGGATTCTCATTTGAGGCTACTGCTTCTTCAAGAAGTTTAGCATCTCCCAATTCTTCTTGGGAGACGATATTAATCTTCAAGAAATTACGAACACATCTTACGAATGCTCTATTTTCTGCGATTGCAGCTAAAAAATATCTAGCAAAACTCTTTGTATTATTTAAAGTAGCATCTGCAAGTGCTTCAAATTCAATAACTCTTTCGTTGGTTTCATAATTAGGAATCCATGTAATTTTACAAGATGTAGCGAAATAATTTTCACTGGCAGCAACTACTTTATATTCAACGCTAGTATAACCTCTAATTTGAGCAAGTTCTTTAATACCACCCAAAAGAATAAGTAGATCCTTATCTTCTAATTTAGATACATCTGTCTCTTGAGTTTTTTGTCTATTTGGTACAAGATATTCTTGTTTAACCATTTTGCGCCAATTAATAGTTCCATCATCATTATATGTATAATTAGTATTTTTATCTTCAATTAGACCATATTTATTTCTAGTGATAAGTTTTGGAGGAACAACTTCTAGTAATGATTCATTTAATTCCTGTGCAATATTGGTATCGAAAAGCGCAGAGCTTCCAATTGAAGCTGTTTGATCTTGTTGTTTAATTTTTGGACTCATTATTAGTATGATAATCTATTTATATAAACTAGTCAACTAAAAAAGCATAATTATCTGCGTATTTCCAAAATTTATCAGTATCTATAATTTCTTGAGTGTTTTGATCAAAATCTTTGATTGGCAAATCTTTTTCCACCGCAGCTTCGCTCATGTATAATTTATTGCTGCTTAATATGAAATGATTACTTTTATAGTATTTTATATTTTTATAATCATAATCATTTTTATTTTTATGATTTAATTTTAATATTAAACCTAAATCCATATAATTAATTTTAATATTATTTATTTCTTCTTCTGATAAATCTGAAATTAATACAAAACTAATATTTTCACTTTTAAGAAAACTCACAAATGAAGGATTATTTTCTTTTTCAATTTTATAAACTATTTGAGTAATGTTTGATTTATAATTTTTTATTAAATTTTCTGAAATAACTTTATTTGTTATAATCAAGCATTTACTTTGTGTCAATTGAGCTTGTAAAGCGTTTTCATTAAATTCGATGTCCATTCTTACGATGATACTTGGTGCGCCAAAAGAAGATGGATTAACTACCATATTTGGTACAAGTTCTATTGTTTTATTCATATATCCAAAACCTATAGAAGAAAATTTAGTTTTAATATTATAATTTATATTTAAATTATTTAAAATTGCTCTAGCTAAAACATCTGGTTTTATATTATTTATAACTTTTGGATTTTCTTGAGGAGCATATGATGGTTTTGATTTTTCATCAAAAGCTTGAATTAATGTTAAATCTTCTTCTTTACTCCAATAAGGTTTATTTTGAGATGCGTAAATATTACCATATAAACCTACAATTTTTTTGTTATAATTTGAAGCTAATTGTAAACCAAGTGAGTTAGATCCTATATAAACTATCGAGTTTTTAATTAAATATGCTTTTTGGTTAATAGTACAGCCAACTATAGTATAAGTATTGATTAATCTAGGATCATTTTGCCCACAAAATTGTAAAATATTTATATTGTTTTCTCTTAATTTGGGTAGAATTAAATTTATTACTTCTTGCCAATAATCATAGTTTCTAGATTGATATTTCGCATCATTTGTTTCAATTATTATATATTTTTCAAAATTTAAAGGATAATATTTATCATAAATATATGGCTTTGATATTTTTAAACCAGAAGATGTAGCGAATGCTTCTAAAACATGCATATATATATTAAAAATTCTTTATATCAAATTCAATTTTATCTTTTCCATTATGAAGATAATTTAATATTTTTTGTGTTCCAAAATAAGGTAAAAATGCAATTTCAAAATAGCCTTTGAAATCTTTATTACCTTCACACCATATCTGATTTTCCATTTGAGGAACGAAAGGTATAACTTTATGAACATTATTATTGCCATCTAAAATATCAAAATATTCATTTTTAGTAGCAACATATAAATTATAATCTGGATATAATCTTTTAATTGATGGAAATAAACTAGTACTAATAAATACATCAGATTCATCTTCTGGTATAACATACAAAATTCTTTTGCCATCATCATCTTTATCTAAAAGATCTTTGAACTCTATTTTTTTATTCTTTTGATTTTCTTGCCAAGCTACTTGTCTAAAGTAATTTTCAATATCTTCTCGCTTTTGTCCTTTTGATAATTCTTGCATCCAATATTTATGGCCATCATCATTTTCATCTACTTCTGGTCTTTTTAAGATTTTAGCATATAAAGCTTTTAACCATTCAGAATTATCTTGTATTAGTGGAATTTTGCATAAAGGATCTTGCTGTTCTGGCTGTACTGATATATCACTATAATCAGCAAAATCCGCTGAATCTATAAATTCTTCAAATTTTTCACCAATGACTTCGGATGAATAATTATCTATTGTCCATTCTCTCGCTTCTTTGCCTATTTCTCTTCTTTTTTCTATCGGCATTTTCCATACTTTTTGTAATTGTTTAGCTATAGAACTTGGTAAAGTTGAAGCCTTCCTAAATTCTGTACCATGTTCTCTATATTCTGCCCAATCTAAAGGTAGCGAATTAGCTTCCTCTAGACACATTTCTTCTCCACAACTATAATTTGTAACTAAAGTAATAAGTTCTGTCAATTTGGCTTCTTGAATTGGTATTTCTTGTCCACCACTTGTAAATGGATGGCAATATACATCCATTAAATTATAAACTTCATTAAGTTGCTTTTCACTAATTCCAATTCCTACATTAGTAGTTATTTGAGATTTTTCAGCTTTACAAAATTTGCAATTAAGTTCTTGTCCAGTAAAATTTTTTATTTCATAATTACCACAAGTTCTGCAAACGTAGGTTGTTAATATTTCTTGTTTTGGTATATTATATTCCTCTGCTAATTTATAAATATTCCATCCTTCACCCCAATGAGTGTGTAAAAGCAAATAAGTATTTTTAACTTCTGGATTTCTTGCCTTCCACATGGCGTAACCTTCTAATAGATTTGGAACACTTTTCCTTAATTGATTTCTAAAAACAAAACCAATAATAAAAGCGTTTGGATTAATATTATTTTTAATTCTTAAATTTTTTCTTTCATCCTCAGATAATCTATAAAAATTATTTATATCAATTGGACCATGCATCGTTTTTACATCTTTATGACCTAAATCATGTAAGGCTTTTGTAGCAAAATCGCTCCAAATCCAGTAGTTTTTTAATTTTGAAGCGCATGAAACTGCTGATGGTAATATTGGCAAAGAGTCAAGAGTTGTCCAAATCGCTGATTTAATTTTGCTAAACCAAGGTTTTGCTATGCTATAATCTACTCCCCAAATATCTTGAGCAGCAACATAAACATCTGGTTTTTCAGTTTCAATAATTTTATCTATATAATAAGATCCATAACTAGCCATTCTAGCTTGATTAGGATCTTTGTTTAGCTGCTCTATTTCGGCTTGAGAATTTGGTAATGTTCCTAAAGATTTCCAAGGTGTTTTTGATAGATCAGCATTACCTTCTTGCATACCACAGCAATAATGTACGATATCATATTTACCAGTTTTATATAAGTAAGTTAAAAGAGATTTCGATACTCTGCCAAAGCCAGTTTTAGCTAAAGCAAAATCAGAATGATATAAAAATTTCTTTTTTCTAGACATTACCAAAGCTCGCCATCATTATCAACTTTGGTATCATTTTGATCTTCGTCATTATCTTTTTTAGAATTTTTAAGTTTTTTAATTGTTTCTATTCTTTGAGATTCAAATACAGAATCCAATGCGTAAGATAAAAACTGTTTCAATAAACGTGCTTCATTAAAATAAAAACCAATTAGATATGACTGTTTATTTTCACTATTTTGCTTATCTGTTTTAGATACCATATAAGAGAATCCAACTTGCTTATCATCTCGAAGATAAGGAGATAATTTAATTTGTGTGGATTGTTTTTCTGATGTATGGTATGCTGAAAATTCACTATTTCTTTCTAGAGCATCTAAAAGGCCAGCGGCTTCTGTTAGAGAAAATTTAATTTTAACACTTTTATTTGGGTTATTTTGATTTTCAGAAAATGAACCAATTTTCTTGGCTTCATTCCAAGAAGACTGTTTAATTAATGAACTCCAAATTGAAGCATCTTTTGAGTTTACTGTAAAGCTGCAAGCAGTTCCAGTATTTTTACTATTAGGTTTGTAGAATGATATCATATAGTGATAATATATTATGTTTAATAAAATGTCAAATCTTTTTAATTTCGCTTAATTTCATATATATTTCATGATCTTGAATTGCCACTAAATCAGCAAATATACAATCTTCTTTTTTGATGCCCTTAACTATTACAATATTCTTTTCATCTGGATTTTTATTACCATTAAGAGTTTTACAATTTTCTATCTTATCGTTAAATAATAATACAGTAATATCTCCAGTTTCATCGGATACTTTAAGTCTTAAGTATTTTGTTTTCTTTTCATTCTTTGATGTTCCAGAGTATACATCTGTTATCTCTCCGACCAATGCTATTTTTGTATTAACTGGTGAATCAAGTATTTCGTTAATACTCAATAAGTCTTCTCTCTTTTCGTGAAAAATATCTTTTAATGTTCTTTCGTAAGTATAACCTAAAAGTCTCTTTTCATAATACCAATTAGCGAAACTTTCACTTTTACTATTTTGATTGTAGATTTTAAGGTAAGGTTCATATTTAGATTTAATTGTATCTAATCTAGAACTCTTAATTATAACTTTATTTTTTTCATCAGTAAATGTATTTAAATGTTTAATAATTCTAATAAGATCATAATCAAATTGCTCTGCAAATGAAATCGAATACTTCTTTTCTTTTGCTGTTAATATATTCCAAAGTTGTGCTTCTAGTACTATTTTACTTCTAGATTGTTTAAATCCAGTTAAAGCTCCAGCTTGAATTAAGGAGCACAATACTCCAATATTAAGATCTGCTTCTTCTGCTGCTTGAAAAATTTCAAACTTATTAGAATACTTATTTCTAAATCCGTTTAGCTTTTCAATTGATTTATCTGAAATGCCTTTAATTGATAATAGTCCAAATCTGATATCTGAACCTTCTATAGAGAAATCCATTTCAGATTTAATAATATGGGGTTTTAATAATTTAATATCAAAATGTCCCATTTCTTTTTGAATCTTAGATATTTCACCAATTGGATCTGGTTCGTTTCTGGTCATCTTTAATAGAGACAAAAAGAATTGTTGAGGATAATTAAACTTCAAATAAATAGTAATCGCGGCTAAAGCTGCATAAGCAATTGAATGCGATTTATTAAATGAATAGTTTGCTGAATCCTCCAAGATTTTCCATAAGATTTCTCCTACTTCTTTTGGAAGTTTATTTTGTTTAATCTTATCTTCAATCTTCTTCTTCCAAGCTTTAATTTCTTCTGTTTTCTTTTTACCTACAATTCTTCTTAAGATTTCTGCTTCATCCAGCGTGAATCCAATCTTATTAGCCATCTTCATTAATTGCTCTTGGTATAAAGCTACTCCACCAGTATCTTTTAATATATCATCAAAGAATGGATGAATACTTTCTGATTGTTGAAAATTAGTATGAGCAGCATATTTATCTGCAAATTGCAAAGCTCCAGGTCTAGCTAAAGCTAAAACTCCGCTTAATTCTTCTAGATTCTTGGGCTTAACTTTTTGACAAACTTTAAAATTAGTTTCCGCTTCAATCTGGAATAGACCATGAGGATTTCTTAAATCTTGTAGATTTCTATAGATCGATTCATCATTTAAATCAATGTCCGTTATTTTTTTACCAATACTTTTACAAACGTCATCTACTACAGAAACGCTTCTTAAACCTAGAATGTCAAGTTTAATATTAAATAATGAAACCCAGCTCATGTCAAAACTTGATACTGCTTCTTTATCTCCAGATAATTCAGTTGGACAAGAATTCTCTAGATCATTATAAGACAACAAAACTCCAGATGGATGAACACCTTTATTTTTAATTAAGTTCCTTAGTCTAAGAGCAATAGCATAAATATCTTTATTATTGTCGCACCATTCTTTAAATTTAGGTACATCGTCATAAGCTGTAGTGATATCTTTAACTTGTCCGAAGATTTTAGGAATCAAAGATGATACTTCCGTCATCTCTTGTTCTGATTTTTCTCCAACAATTTTTCCGCACTCTTTAATCAATAATTTTCCGCTTAATGTATTTAATGTTAAAATCTTGCTAGTCTTACCTTTGAATTGTTCTTCTAGGTATTGTAGAACTTTATGTCTATTATAATAACAAATATCCAAATCTACGTCACACATTAAACTGCCATCCAAATAGGTTACTCCATCAACGACTTGCTTTTTAGCTCTAATCTTGGATATAAATCTTTCGAAATAAAGATCATATTTAACTGGATCAATTTGAGTAACCCCGATTAGATATAATATCAGAGAACCCGCTGCTGAACCTCTACCTAATCCAACTGGAATATTGTTCTTATTACAATAATCAATAACACTCCAAACCAAAATAATATAATCAATAAACTCTAGTTCTTTAAGAGTTTCTAATTCGTACTTTGCTCTTTCAATATATTTTTTATATAAATCTGAGTCTTTCTTAAGATTTAATTTTTTAAAACCTTTTAAAGCTAATGCTCTAAGAAATTCGTAATTTGATACATCTTCACTTACTTCTAAGTCATGCTTGTATTCATTATCAATTTTAAACTCTGGAAGTCTTACTCCATAAAGAGCTAAATCTACTTGATCAAATAAACTATTAAAATCTTTATTCGTCATCTTCTTCCTCTTCTTTTTGTATTTTATCTATTTCTTTGTCAAAAGCCGATAATCCAGTAGCCAGAATTCTCATAGAGGACTTATCTTTTAAATGAAAGAATACATCTGCTTTGCCTTGCTTTTTGCCCTTTTGAACAGTTATAAGAAGATACTCTATGCCATTATCTTCTAGCTTTTGCGTCAAATCATATACATCATCTAAAGATCCCATATTATAACTCAATTTGCCACTTTAATTTATTCCAAACTTTTAAATTAAGGTCAAGATCGTTAATTGCATCATGCAATTTATCATAGTCATGATCTATACTATTCTCTTTACCAAGGAATGTCAAGCTACTTTTTACATCTTTTCGTTTTGTATGATACGTTTTATATTGATATTCTAATAAATCAGTATTAGGTTTATATGGAGTTCCATATTTTATTCCTCTAGCCATGCAATTAGTATCAATTATCTTATTCATTAAATGATCCCAATGACAACCCATGGATTCATATAGTTCTTTAATTAAGAAAATATCAAAACCAAGAATATTATGTCCAACAATATAATCCGCATGATCTAACCAATCTTTTATTGTGGGAAACGCTTCTTTAATATCAAGACCTTCTCTTTGCACTTTCTTGTGGTCGTATCTTGTTATTCTCGCTGCATCATCACTGATCTTTAAATCAGTATTCCATTTAATATAAAAATTCTTGCTATCAATTTTAAAATCACCTTTAGCTTTTATCATTCCAATTTGCCAAGGTAGATTATGGCAGAAATTCAAACAAAGATTAAATGTTTCTAAATCAATAAAAACAAAAGTTTTACTTTTATCGTATCTTAATAAATGCTCGTCCATATTAAATTATATCCGCGAAAGGATCTTCTTCTATTTGAGTTTTCTGAATAGGTCTTTCTATATTTCTAATTTTATAATGCCAGTCTATGTATTCATCTTCATTTAAAACTTTCCATCCATCTCTTTTTTTCATATCATACATTATAAAGTAAGTCATATTTTTTAAATAAGCTACAATAAAAGCTGGCACATTTAATTTATCGGCTAAAATAACGGCTTTTCTTCCTTGAGTATCTCTAGTGAACATTCTTTCTATTATGCTATCAAAATATGAATTTGGTGGTATTGAATAATCATTATCTATTCTGGTCATTTCTAAAATTGCTACTGGAATATCTTCGCCATTTTGTTTGGTCCATTCTATTTGGTCTAAATCTGTAGTCCATAAATATTTTTGTTTATACTTCCAGTTTCTATAGTCTATAAGACGATCTTCTGTATCTTCTCTTTGTCGGCATTTAGTGCCATACTCATTTACTTTTTTATTCATTTAATATTTAGGCTTTCAAAAGAAAATCGATTGCTGGTCATATGTGATAATTCTGGTTTATTTAAAGTGGTTCGATTATTAATACATCTGAAGGTTAAATACGCTTTAAAATCCTTGCCATTTTTATAGTAGATGCTTTTAGTATTTAACATTTCTAATTTATTAGCTTTGGCGTAAGCTAAAACTTTATTCTTAATAATATGATCAAATGGAAGGCTATTATTTTCAATAAATAATATTGGTTTGGTGAATTCTAAGTCTGGTACACAAACCATACTCCTTAATGTATTGTTAAAAATAAAAGAATCATAAAATGGAATACATAATAGCAAATTCTTGTCGCTCCATAATGATTTTAAAGTTTTGAAGTCTATTCTTGGTTCATAATAAAAACCATCTTTTGCAGCGGTTGAAAATATTTTAATTAAATCTTTGTAGCCTTGTTCATTTTTAAAAAATATAACTACTTTAGAAGTTTTTTGGCGAGACTCTTCTGACCTTTCGTTCATATCATCATTTATAGAAATTCTTAATCCATATCTTAAGTTAATATTATACTTCTTAGTATTAGTATAAGCTTGCAAAAACGAAGTCATATTATCTTCAACTAAATTAACTTCTTTTAAATTATTATCTTTAGCTATATCTATAATAGAATCTGGTTGATTTTCTTCTTTCTCTTCATCTTCAAGAGTAAGAATAGATCTTCCAATACTAAAATGAGACTTAAATAATGGCAATACTTCCATTTGGGTATTATAATTAATATATATTATAGTGTCAATAGCTAATTTAAATCAGCAAAAGCATCATGATTCTCACCTTGTTTAAGCTGTGGCCATTTTGGACAACCTTCATATTTTCTAGTTTCTACTTTAAATCCTTTAACATCTTTAAAGTTATCCTCTAAACTTGTTTCAACTACTTCGCCTTTGTCATTTAATTTAACATAATATTCATAAGGATCTTTATATGGACATTTCCAGCCACCTATTTTGCACATCCATTTATTTTTTTCATTATCTATTGCAAAATTTGCTTTCGCAGAATTTTCATCAAACTTATCAACATAGTCATTGATATGCTCTAAATAGTGCTCAAATCCAGTAATTTGCTCATCAGTAAAAGTTAATTCTTGAATAGGTTGCTTTGGAAATCTAAGAAATAAGAACTTTACAATAGGCTTTAATTTTGGCCATAATTTTTTACTCGCTAGACTATACATCATAGCTTGAATATTAGCCTCAAGGTCATCACCCCTGAATTTATATTTGGAGCTCTTGTAGTCGATTATATGCATTTCTTTTTTGGTTTTAATTGGCTTATCTATAAAACCTCGGATACGATATTTAGGCTCTTGACTTTCAATATCAAATGGATATTCTGGTTTAACTATATCTCCAGCTTCACCAAAGAAATCATGCTTTAAACCTACCAAAATCATATCATTTAATAATTTATAATTACTATCATCTAGCTTAACTTTTTTCGCTAATTTCTTAACTAGTGCATCAACACCTTTATCTCCATTAATTGCGTTCTTTTTTATTATTCTTTTGTAATTATTAAGATGTCTTTTGTTTAAAAGTAATTCGAAAACTGTATGACAAATAGTTCCTCTTAAAGCTCCATCATTTTGAGATTGTGGAACTTTAGTATGATAGTTATTCCAGTAAACCCAAGAACAGGTTTCAAGAGTTTTGATTCTAGAAGCTGAAAGAACTTTTAAATTTTTGGTTTCTTCTGCCATTGTAATATTTCTTCGGTATTCATTTCCCCGAAATCTTTCTTGGATGGTAATTTAATTTCTAATTGTTTTGAATCAAAATATCTTAATAATTTATTATAAGCTTTATCTGCTGCAATATTACCAGCGCTATTCTTTTCTTGATCATTGTTAAATGATATATAAATTTTAGTAGGATCTACTTTTAGTAAAACATTTAAAATTGATACGCTAACTTCTAACCCAAAAGTGACTATAGTATTTTTAATTCCAGATTCCCATAAAGATAAACAATCACCAATACTTTCTACTAAGAATACTTCTTTAGAAGTTTGAATTTCATCAATATTCAAAAATAAAGGATAACACCAATTAATTTTTTCTCCCAAATGTTTCCATTTAATTTTGCTTTGAGAATTCAAATCTCTTCCAGAAAATCCCACAATATCTTTTTTGCTATTAAGAATTGGAAATACATATCTATTCTTCATCTTTCCATTATCGGCTACTCCACCTAAAAACAAGTTTAAAGTTTCTTGTGATACTCCTCTATTAATCCAATAAGAATGATCTTTTTTAAGTTTCAAAAGTAAATCTTTATCAAAAGTTTTTGCAGATTTAATCTTTGGTTTTTCATCTTTAAGAACTGTAGTTCCTACGAAGTTCTTTTCTTTTAACCATGTTTTTGCTTGATCTTGAGTTTCTAATTTTAAACTAAGTTTAATTAAACTAGCGAAATCGCCACTTATATTCTCTTTGAAATCAACCCAATTTCCAGAGTCTTTATAAATTCTTAAAACAGAATCATTGTCGCTATCTCTATAGATTGGTCTTGTTCTATATTCTTTTCCGCAATCCTTAAGTGAATAACCTATATTGGTTAACACTTCGTGAATATTTATTCCGCTTTCCATTGTAATGCCTCGCTTATTGTTGGAAAATTTTTAATAAAAATATTTTTACATTCATCCGCAATCAGTCTATGTTCTTTTTGAGTATTTTTCTCTGTTCTTAACTCAAGATAATGAACCCAGCTTCTAAGCGAGCCTTTCATGTACATTGTTGTTTCGGTTGTTAGTGGAAGAATCATTCGCGCTACTTCTTTTGCTATTCCATTGTGGATCATTTTATTATAAGCAATAATTGAAGCTTCCATAGCTTCTTTAACTGAAGTATATAAATCTGCATATCTTAAATCTGTTGGATCTAATAAATTCTCTCCTACTTGACGATTTTTATCTCCTTGCAATCTAAATTCAATATCTTCAAAATCTGTTGCCGCGCTATATCTTTGACTAAATTCTTGAAAACTAAATGATCTATGCCTTAAAATTTGGGTTGCAATTGCTCTGCTTGTTTTAATTTCCACTGTCATATCAACCATTTCAAATGGGCTCCAATGTTTATGCTTAATTAGAAATCCAAGTAATTTTGGAGCGGTTTCAGAATTCATTTGATTAGATGGATTGCTTACTCTGGCACAATAAGCTACTAGATCTTCTGCATTTTGTAATCCTTCAATATCTGGTTTCGTTATAGATACTAATTTTACATTCACAATAATTCTCCGTCATTTGCGCTTTGATCATTTAATTGATATTGCTCTCTTTGTCTTGTAGCGATATCATGTAAAGATCCTCGTTCTTCAATCTTAAAATTTTGTACATTATAATTTAAATAATTTTGTGCCCAAGTCTCTTTACCAGTAGCGTCTAGTCTTCTAACCAAGTCTTGATGTCCAGCTGCTTCTCTACCTTGAAATCTAGTTTTGGTTGGAATTAATTTATGAGTTCCAAATTGTTGGCCATCCAAAGCTAATTCATCTAATGTTTTTCTTCTGAAAATCGCTACAAATGAAGCAAACCATTGTAGTCTATCTGACAAAGAAATCGCAGAACTATCATCAACAACTGCTGAAGCATTTCTATTAAAGTTTTCTCCAGTTCTATTAAGTTGCATAGCGGTTACGATTGGGCAATTAATTTCTTCTGAAATTCTTTTAAGTTTATCAATCTTGTCTCCAATAGCTTGATGTTCTGCCCAATTTTGCCCAACCTTTTCTCCAGTTAGTTTAATGTAATCATAAGCAATCAAAGCTTGGTTTCCTCTTCCTACTTTTGATAAGTACCATCTACGAATCATAGAACAGATTTGATCAATATTTTTACTTCCAACGTGATAATGGTAATGTTCGTAATTTTTAACATGAGCCCAAGCTGCTCTAACTTTTTTAGTCATATCTTCATTTTTGCGCCAATTTCCAGTTTCGAGATACCACATTGGTACGTCTGATATAGAAGATACCATTCTTAATTGAATATCAAAGGTCTGCATTTCGGTATCTAGAATTAACGTTTTAACTTTATTCTTTGGGTTCTTCGCTACATTAAAACATATATCATTTATCCAAGTAGATTTTCCTTGGCCTGGACGACTTACGATTGCGTAAATGTTTCCATTCTTTAAACCACCATAAAGTCTATTAAACTCTGGATAACCAGTAATCAAACCAGAGTCTTCTCTAGGATTATTTCCTAACTCCTCAATTATATCTTCAACTCCTTCAAATAAATTAATTGGTTCATCTTTCGAAATATAAGATGAAATTTTATTATTATAAATAGAATCTGCTTCCGCGATGATCTTGTCAATTGCATCTTCGCCATTTTTTGTGACAAAAGATTTTAGTTTATCTGCTGTTTGGACTATCTCTCTGCGGATTCTTAATTTCATTAGTTCTTTACAAGCGTTCATAGTAGCTTCTTCTGTGATTTGTGAGAAAACTAAATTCTCAATATAATCAAATATATTAATATCATCTTTAAAAGATATCCCAAGATTTTTAATCTTTTCCGCTAAAAGTACTTTATCTACTTTTTCACCTTTATGAGCTATGCTTTTGTAAACAGAATATATCGTGGAATGAACTTCATTAAAGAAATCAGTATCATTTAAGAAAATATCTACTTCTGCAAATAAATTTTGATATTTAATTAAACCACTTAAAACATGTCTTTCTACTTGAATAGAATAAATCATCAACAATTATGATACTATATTAAAAATTAAAAGTCAAGTTAATCTTCGTCTTCTTGGTCTTCTTCGTCATTTTTTCTAGCAATTAAATCTGTTGTGGCTTCTAAATTAAGTTGATCTACGCTTTGGCTCCAAGTATTTAAATAATATAAAAGCGCCATAGCATTTATTTGATTATCAAACTTTGTGAATACTTGAGGCTCGCCTTTATTTGAGAAATTAAAAAGAACATATCCACCGAAACTGCATTCATCAATTTGCTTTAAAAGTGCATCTGGAAAATTGAATTTTTTCTTATTAGTCACCACCTAATTTTACACTTAAATAATTAAAATTCCACACTTTTCTTCTATGTATTGTGGTGATAAAGTTTTTAAATCAGATTCATAGAGTTGAAGGAATTTAAATTCATTTATTTCAAGCCATTTTTCTTTTTTAACATCTCTTTTGATGCTTTGAAGGTATTTTAATCTAGAATTATCATGAAAGAATTTATTAAAAGATTCATGCTGGTCACCCTGTATCTCAACTGCTATCTTTTTTGTTGCATTTAATAAATCAACTTTAAGCATGCTTCCATAAACTGGAAACTCTTCGTATACAATGTGATTTTTCCAGTAAGGATAAAAGAATTGTTTGAATTTAAATTGCAGTTTGCTTCTGCATTTGCCATCCCAATTTACTAGATATTTCCTTACATTTTTGTTAACGAGAGTTCCGTTAACATTTAATAATCTCATGAAGCAAGGGTTTGAATAAATTTATTATAAAAATAATCAACAATTGGTTTATTTTCTTCTAGATAAGATCTTAGATTATCTATACCTTGGTGTTGCTTTTTTAGTTCTAAATTTTGTTCTTTTAGTTCGGCGATAATTTCATCTGAGAATGTTACCCATGCCCCTTTAGCTGATGCAAATTCCCAAGAAAGAATTTGATCAATTACTTCATATTCTTTCCAAACTGACGAACCATCTTTGCGACCATATTTAATTGGATATTGAACTTTTGAATTTGTGGATTCATTAGTTGATTTCTTAATTGCAATTTTTACATTATGTCCAATTATCTTATTCTTTACTGGGTCATATCTGTCATTTGGTTTTTCAAGAATAAGATCCTTGTTAAACTTTGGTTCGAATTCTAGAATCCAATTAGCAAAATGTAATAATGCATTTCCACCAGTTGCAGTAGTTTGACGAATATCCTTATTTGCTGCATAAGGGTCAAGTTTAATATCTGATCTAACTTGACTAATAAAGATTGCCATGTGACCACGTTTAGAAAGAGCGAGGGAAATCTTCTTCATTAGCATTGATGAAATAACTGCTCCACCAGCAACTTTTGTTGCTTCTGTCATGCTTTTTTGAGCATCACCTTTTGTCATCAAGCCGTCAACTGAATCAAGAATAAACATATATCTTTTATTTTCATCATTAGATTGAATAAGATCCTTCATCAATTCTGAAACAGTTTCAAAAATATTACATTCAAATACAAAGCAAGTTCCATCAACCCATTCTTTGGGATCAGTTACGAATTTAATTCCAGAACGCTCTTTAATTTCTTTGCTTAATCTACCCTCTGCTTTGAATAGTAAAGCTCTAGAGTTTTCTACTGATTTAAGAAAGTTCTTTGTTACTTCTAATGCTTCTGAGGTTTTACCACCCTCATTCATTCCAATAAATCTATGTAAACCTGGACATAAACCACCACCCGTAGCGATATCCAAATTTAAACTACCAGTAGATACCTTATAATATATCTCATCTTCAAAATTATAATGATCCTCTTTGTTGTCTTTTAAAAACGATAATAATCTATCTGATGCACTTGGACCAGATGCTTCAATAATTTCTTCTTTAGATTTTTTTGCCATATGTAATAAATTCTAACAGACTTTTAGGTTTTTGACAAACTTTTTTATCTTCTCCCACTTTATTTTCATTAAGTACTATTTTTTCTTGTTTATTATCTAAACATAATTCATTCTTTTTATGTTCTATGGCTAGAAAAGCTTTTCCTTGATCTGTTAAAAACCAAGCCAAACTAGGTAATTTTAATTCCTTTAAACTATTCCAAAAAGAGTATCCTTTATTAGTTTTGATTAAAGTTTTAGCGATCTTTATTTCTCTAGGCCAATTTACATTATTCTTAATATATTTTTTAACTATAAATTGACACAGTTTATGGGGAGTAAATTTACTACTAGACATGCTATATTTATAATATAAGTTTATAATATTAGCAAGTTTTATTTTTATAATAATCTATAGTCTTTAATATTCCATCTTCAAATGATGTTGTTGGAAACCAATTTAATTCTTTATTAATTTTTGAATTATCAATTGCGTATCTAAAATCATGGCCTTTTCTGTCCTCTACGAAAGATATATGATCTTGAGGATTTAAATTTAAAACTTTGCAAATATCATTAATGATATCTAGATTTGTCTTTTCGCAATTTCCACCTATATTATAAGTTTCTCCAATCCTGCCATTATTAAGTACAAACCATATGGCCTCACAATGATCATCAACAAAAATCCAATCTCTTACATTTTTTCCATTACCATAAACTGGTATTTTTTTATTGTTTAATATAGAATTTATGACAACTGGAATAAATTTTTCATTATGTTGATTTGGTCCATAATTATTTGAACAATTAGAAATTGTAACTAAAGCTTTAAATGTATGGTGATATGCTCTTACCAACATATCACTAGAAGCTTTTGAAGCGGAGTATGGAGAATTTGGAGCGTAAGCTGTTGTTTCTGTAAATTTTCCTTCATCTCCTAAACTGCCATAAACTTCATCAGTAGATATATGATGAAATCTAATTTCTGGAAAATCTCTAATAATTTCTAAGAGATTAAATGTACCTAATATATTCGATTGAATAAATCGTTTGGGATCAGATATTGAATTATCTACATGTGATTCGGCTGCGAAATGAACTATATGAGTTATATTATGATCTTTGATCAATTGTTTAAATTGATCTTTAATAAAAGCATTGTCTAGCATCTCTAACCAAAAATCATAAAATTTATATTTAGGGTTATCTTTAAAATCTTTTACGTTTTTTTCATTGGCTGCAGAATGTTGTTTTGTTGTCGTGTCTATATTTATGATAATATTTGTTTCTTTTTTATTAATTATAAATTTAATAAAATTAGAACCAATAAAACCCAGCCCACCAGTTACTAGTATATTCACTCTTTAGATTTCTGTATATCCCAATCTACCATTTTTTTGACTAAATTATCAAAAGAAATTTTAGGTTTCCAATTTAATTCTTCTCTTGCTTTATTTGAGTCTCCTAGAAGTAATTCTACTTCTGCTGGTCTATAGAATTTAGGATTAATTCTTACTAGTACTTTGTATTCACCATTATCTTTTTTTGTGCAAAAAATTTCATCTTCTGCTTTGCAGTCTGGATCTAAGTAAATCCAAGATCCATTAATATCCGCGTATCGAAAAGCTTTTTCAACAAACTCTCTAATAGTATGAGTTTCATTTGATGAAAATATATACTCCTTTGGTTCGCCAGAATAATTTTTATTATATTTATCTTGATTCAACATCATCCAGACTCCTTCTACAAAATCTTCTGCATCACTCCAATCTCTTTTGGCTTCAATATTTCCTAATTCAAGTGGTTGAAAATCTTCATTATTTTTAATTGCATTATAAATACGCGCTACATTTTTACTAATTTTTCTTGTGACAAATTCTTCGCCTCTTCTTGTCCCTTCGTGATTAAATAGCCAACCTTGAATTGCATATATGCCATAAGATTCTCTATATACTTTTACTAGTTGTCTAGAGGCAGCTTTACTTGCTCCATATGGACTTCTTGGTTTTAATGGGTGATCTTCATCTTGTGGAGAGTATTTTACATTTCCAAATTCTTCACTAGAGCCAGCTTGATATAATCTACAAGATGGTTTATACAATCTAATTGCTTCAAGTATATCTAGAACAGCCGTTGAATTAGTGTGCCAAGTTTGTCTAGAAAAATCCCAACTACTTGCAACAAAACTTTGAGCAGCAAAATTAACAAAATAATCTGGCTGTAGCTTCTCTATTGTCCTTGATATCGCATGAGCATCAGTTAAATCAAAATTAATAAGATAAAATCTATCAGAATTAATATGCTTAATATTTTCATGATTATATACGCTTAATCTTCTGACTCCACCAAAAATAAGATAATCAGTATTTTTAAGTAGGAAATCCACCATATGACTGCCATCTTGACCAGTGACTCCAGTTACAATAATTGTTTTCCTATTATTAATTAGTTTACTTGCGTCTTCAATGTTTAAGATATTAGCTGTATCTATTTTTTTACCGTAATAAGTATCTTTTATATTTGCGTTCATAACTATTGATTGTATGATTTTATTATACAAAATTCAATAAAGAATTTACTCTAGTAATATAGGTATGATTATTTTTTATTTCAGATAAGAGAAATTTTGAATTTTCTAAATTTTCATCACTATTAATAAAATTTTCATTAACTTTAAATAAATCATAACAGTTTGATGCATATGGGAGAGAATTTATTCCAAAAAAATCTCTTACATAAATAGAATTCGTAGCTGGAATATGTCCGTAACTTAAATTTTTAAAAATTCTACATGGGATATATCCTACTTCTCTATGTCCTTTGCATCTTATATCTGGAGATATGTATGATTCATTTATTAATTTTTTATTTGTTTCATCATCAACGTTTCTTATAGAAACTATTTGTTTGTTATTTTCAACACAAGCTTTATTAAAATCTTGAATTTCTTTTATATTTTCTTCCCAAATAGAACCTATATAATATATATTATTTAAACTTTTATTTAGTTTTACAAAATTATCAGCCATTTGTTCTGGAAATAAATCTGTAGCCCAAGGTTGATATAAAGCTTTATTTACTGAATCGTAATATGTATAATAATTTATTTTTTCTACATTTGAATTTTCATAATTATAAGATTTGCCTAATTGACAATCATTTACATAATTGCATAAATTTATATATCTAAGTCCATTATCAATATATTTATCTAGTTTACAATGATGCAAAATATAGAATGAATTTTTGTTTAATGGTATGCTATGTTGAACTTGATCTTCTGTAAAAAATATACAATTATCAAAATTTAAATTGGATATATCATCACTATTATCAAGCCAATATGTTTCAAATCCTAAAAATTTAAAAGCTTTGTAGTAAGCATTATGAATATAAGAATGGGTGTGCGAATGGAGTTTATGTCCCCAAATTATTACTTTGTATTTATTTAACATTTTATAGTTTTATCATATCTTTATATTTTTCAATATTATCTAAAATATATTTTGGGTGCGTAGATTGAATATCTACTTTAGTGAGGGTAGATCTAAAATATGGGTCAATATTATTAATCATATTATTTTTAATTGATGATAAAACATTGTTATCTACCATATCTCTGGCTGAATAAGATAGTATTTTATTTTTAACCATTTCTTCTCCACCCATAAAACTAAAATGCCAACCAGCTTTGGGTATAATAGAACTTAAAGAATGATCTCCTCGGATTTCATTAAATGAATATTTTTTCATATTCTTATAAATACCAATTTTTGAACCACACCATTCGTTTTCTTTTAAAACATTTAAATAAAAACAATACATGGGTTGATTTAAAGAGTATATGGTATTATCTAGATCTAATTTTTCTATATCTTTAAGTACTTTAGGATCTGGTATTTCATCAGCATCTGAAATAATAATTATATCATTTTCATCGCAATTCTGCAAAGCTCTTCTGACGCTTTCTTTTTGAAAAAAATCTCTACCATAATCAGGTTGAAAATATGGATTAAATTTTTTTGTAATTTTCATAAAATCATAAATCTTTTGCAATTCCACATCTTGTGTATTAGGTAAATTTACAAAATCAGAAGGATTGTCATATATTTTATATGATATAATCTTATCCAAAAATTTAGAAAATCTATGTTTATTTTCTTCAAAATAAAAAGGTTTTTTTTGTCCACTATGAGTTAAGTCAGATTCAACTATTATAAAAAAATCAACTACGTCGTATAAAATATTTAATCTTAACTCAAGAATATCCAACTCATTAAAAAAATTAAAACAGTCGTATAATTTTCTCATATTATATTATAATCGCTATAATTTTTTAATTCTAATATTTGTTCGTATAGTATTTTTGTTATTAATTTAGGAAATTTTGAACTTAAATTCCTATAGCAATTTATATTTGTCGTTATTTTATTAATTTTTATATTTAGATCATAAATTTCATTGATCATATTCGTTAATTCGTATTTACTTACAGTATTTGGTGAGAATACATGTCTTATACCATGCCAATAAGAATTCGTTTTAATTATATCATTAACTAATTTAGATAATTCTAAACAAGTGATACCATTCCATAAATGATTGTCATAACCATTTATTGTTTTATTTTTATTAGATCTGAGCCATTCTAGTAAAGATTTTTTATTTAATTTTTCTTCGCCAATAATTGAAGTTCTAATGTTTGTTAATTTTATATTTTCACCCAAAGACTTACTTTTGCCATAGTCATCTGTACAATCATGTAAACTAGATTCATCATATGATCCTTTGTTTCCGCTATAAACGCAATCAGTTGTTATATGTATAATTTCACAACCAATTTCATCTTTAAATTTAGCTAATATATTAGGAAATATTGCGTTAACCATTATCATATCCTTTGCGTCGTATTCTCTTTGTTTTATAACTCCAGCCGCGTTCACAATAATATCATTTTTTTTTACATTATTTTGTAAAAAAATTAATAGTTCAGATTCGCTAGCGTGAGCTAAATCTATATCTTTTCTAGTTAAAGCTAAAGTATGATATTTATCCGAAAGATAAGATTTTAAATAGTTTCCAAGCATACCATTTGAACCAAATAATATTAATTTCATTTATAAAAATTTTTACTTTTTAAGTAATCGTAAAGTTCGTCTTTGCTTAAACATCTATCTCTTGAAGAATATTCATCATTCTGAAATGAAACTGTATTGATTTCTTTTTTAGGATGCAATAAATATAAATTATCATTTTGTATAAATTCTAGTCTTCTAATCTCTTCTGCTGATGACATTATTTCGTGTATTTTTTCACCTGTTCTGGGTTTAGATATTTTATATTTTAATTTAAACTCTTTAGAGTATATTTCAAATAAATCTTGTATTTTAAATGAATTAGCAGTAGGAATTAAACTACAATTTTCATATTTGCTAGATTTAAGTATTAAATTAATAGCGTCTTCTACATCCAGTAAAAATCTAGTCATATTTTCTCCATACAAAGTTAAACATTTATTATTATTTATAAAATTCCAAATTAATGGTATAATAGATCCTGTTGAGTTCATAACGTTTCCATAAATCGCTGTAGTTAATTTAACGTTAGAACTTCCAGATATAAAACCTTCACCAGCAACATATTTCATGGCGCCATAAATAGTTGTAGCTGCTCTGCTTTTATCAGATGATATAAAGCATGCAGATTTAAATTTATTTTCTTCCGCAGCTAGTCTAGAATTAAAAGCTCCATCTATTATTATTTTAGCCGCTTCTTCGTAATTTTCATCACAAGCTTCTATTTGTTTTAATGAAGCCGCAAATATTCCTACTGTATGATTTTTAGATTTTCTAATTAAAAGGTCTTTATTTCTTATGTCTCCAATAATAAAATTTACGGATGGAAATTGTTTTTTTAAAAAATAATGTTTAGATTCGTCTCTTGAATATACAGTTATTTCATTTTCGTTATATAATAATTTTATTAAATTTTTACCTAAAAATCCAGCTCCACCTGTTATAAAAATTTTTTCATTTTTCATTATTAATATAGATGAGTTGTTTATTTCTTTTGATCTTTTTAACGATTGTAACTCCAGGATTAATTGGTAAAGTTACTATTTCAAAATCATCAATTAAATTTTGTTTTATATATAATGCTGTTTTGTAGACATCATTACAAGCATGTTTATCAAAAAAAATTGGATCATACGGATATGTATCATGAAGAAATATAAAACCATCTTCAATTACTTTATCCTTAACATTCATAAAATCTATAAGTGATTGTTCGTGTGAATGATCAGCATCTATAAACACGACGTCAAATTTAATCTCTGGATTTAAATTTTTAAAATATTCATCGGTAGTTAAAACATGATATTCCATGTTTGGCTGTAATTGAAATGGCGGAGCAGAAATATCAACACCAATTGCTTTTGTACAATGTTTTGCAGCTGTAATAAAATTTCTACCATCTCTAACTCCTAATTCTAGATAAAGCTCTGGCTTAATCCATTGCAATAATCCATCTAAAAAAACCACATGATTGAATGTTTCGCCTGGAGGCGGTATATTTCTTAAGTGTATTGGTTTCATAAATTTATTTTAGATATTTTTTTTAAAAAAATCTAAAGCATGCGCATCTTCAATATCATTAAAATTATGTTGATGAAATGCCTCCATTGAGTTTTTAAAAGAATCTCCTTCAGCTCTAGTTTTTTGCATTTTCATCATCCATTCTGGTAATGTCTTACAAAAATAATGATTTAATTGAGCTTTTTCATAAGTTATGATTCTATTATGATTTAAAACTGATCCAAAACCAGAACCTATAACGAAATTCACATCTGACCATTCTTCTCCATCGATAAAATGTATAGCATGTTTTCCAAAGTTTGAATGTAGCTTACAAATTGGTAAAAATCCATAATATGAATGATTATAAGGTTTACCCCAACGTTTTGTAAATCTTTCTAAGACGCTCGTATTATCTAGGCTAAAATCAGAATGCCCATTATCTCCAAAAATTGCAAAATCAATTACTAGATGGCTTTCTTTAATATTATCATATTCCGATATAAATGATTTTACATTATCTGTCTTTTTAAGATCTAAAAAACAATCAACATCAAAAAATGCAGCCCATTCGTATTCATTATGATAATCTTTACCAAATGTACTATAACATATAGCATGCCTGTTCCATTCCCATGGAGCGTTAGGATTACTTTGTGGCAATGAATCTAAATCCCATTCAAGAAAATGGACTCTATCATTGGGTATTTGATTTTTAAATCTCCAGTTATTTTGATATATATAAATTGCATCAAATCCTAATTTAAGATGATAATCAATCCATTCTTGTAAATATAGATCTTCTTCTTTTGCCATTGTTACTAATGCTATTTTTTTCTTCATATTCATTAGCTGTTATTTTCCGTCTCTGTCAATATATGTAAATCCATCATATCTGTCGCATTCCATGGCCCAAAAACCATCAGATACATTCCATCTACTCCAGTATTTTGGAGCAATAACTTCTGACGCTTTTCCTAAAGCTGCTGGAAAAAAACCAAAAGCTGAATTAGATAATATTAGTTTATCAGCAGTAAATAATCTTTCAAAATGATCAATCATATTGCCTTCGAATATTTTTGCACTAGGTATTAAGGTTAATGCATAAATAGGATCATCAGTAACTATTTCTACTGGAGGATTTCCTAAACGATCTAGAGCCATATCCCAATATCTTTTTGGTAAAATTAAATCGCTAACGCCCCTATATTCTCCACCACGAATATTAGCTATGACTTTTCCAGGTACAACTGGATTTCTAGCTATGATAGAATTAAAGTCTAACCAATCCTTAAAAAGTTCTGCATTTTCTTTAATTAAAAAAGAATAATGAAATAAACCTTCTAATTTTGTAGAGTCTTCTACTTTAAATGAATCCCAATCAACATCGCTAACATTACAATCATCAAAATTCATATTCCAAGTATGTTTTTCTTTATAATATTTAGATATTCCATCTGGTAGAGAGATGTATGGTCCACCTTCTTTAACATTGCTTCCACCAACTACTGGTAATCCAAAATTAATATTCAAATTTTTTAATTTCCATCTTTCTGGATGACCTATGCCAAAATCATAACCATTTTTATAAGCTATATATCTAGTCGTTAAATAAACCCATAATTGATCTCCAGGGCCTTGTCCATTATATATTTCTGTAGTTATCATTTTATCTTAAGATATTATAATTATTTTTATATTAAAATCAAATAATTATTTAATTGTAAAATTGGGGTTGAATATATAGCATTCTAATCTTTCAATTAACCATGGAGCTATTGGATTTTTTTCTAATAAGTCAGTAATTTTAGAATAAAAATACAAAGGTCTTAGTTTAACATGCTCGCTAGTAATGCAAAAATGTCCTCCAGGAATAAATTCATAAGTTTGAGGTGGACAACCTTCAAATAGAATTTCCCAATATTTATTAACATCTATTTGTGGATTTGTATCTTGTGGATATCCATTACTTAAACAAGTTAAAACTTTACCTGTACCAAATTGATTAGAATTTAACATATTCCATGCTGATCCAAAGAAATTATTATGATAACCATAATACCCACCAATATTTAATGATGCTGTTTTATTTAAAAAATTAGGATCATTATTTATAATATCTATTATATTTCCCCAATGATCGAATGGGAAATCCTGACAAAAATAAGTATAATCTGCGAGAGAATTGTAATTTGTATATATATGATTAAAAAATGTATGAACGCATCTTCCTACATTAGGTTCAATCTTAATTTCATCAAAAGAAGAATTAAGAATATTTCCTTTGCGATATATTGTTATTTTTACATCTTTATTAATATTTGATATCCAGTCTAATGGTTTGTCGTATGCCGCAACAATAATTTCTTTAGTCATTTTAAAATTTTGGATAAATTGAATTTGTTCCATTATGCCTATGGAAAGCAAATGGTTTTATCCCCTCAATTTCTGGTATCATTGTCTCATGTGAAAAATATTTTGCTACATTTATATCTGCAAATTTACATCCATGTTCTTTATATATATGTCTATTATTAACACAAATATAACCATCTTCATTATAATATCCATGAAAAGACTCCCATTTCATATTTAATTTAATTGGTAAATCTAATAGCTTTTTACTTCTTAGAGAAACGCTATTTCCTACTCGAATAATTTCACCGTCTATTGTTTTGAATGAAAAATCATCTTTTGGTAATGGCCATGGAGCACCAATGTAATCGTATTCTAAAAATTCTGATCTCCAAGAATCTGGATTTACAATAAACCCATCATCATGAATCAATATACAAAACTTTGTATTTATGTATTTTGGCAATTCATAAATTGCAGCATAATTCCATTCATCAATATTTGACATTTTTGAACAAAATTCATGTTGTATTTTAGATGGTAAATTTTTTGGAATTTCATGTGAAATTAATTTTATAGAATTAAAATTAATATCTTTACAACTATGCATTAAAGCTTTTACTGTATTTTCTAATTTTACAGAAGTTAAAGCTACTAGTGTTATATTATCTAAATTAAGCATATCGTTTTTTTAACATTTCAAATTCTCGCATTTTTAGATCTGTGGAAATAGTGTTTGATAATCCATTTCCATGAGTTCTATTGACTACCGTTATTTCATTTAATATCTCTGGCTCTCCATACTTTAAAAATAATTTATAATAGTAATCACAATCAATTAACCAATTTAATTGTTCGTCACAATAAATTACGTCATTGTTTACAAAAGTTAAGTTGCTAAGATTTCCTAGAGTATTTGCTCCAGACCAAATATTTGGACTTAAAAATGGTTTGTATAATTTATAAAAATTAATTCCATCATTGCTATGGCAAAATGTTGTAATTAACCATTTTATGTTTGAATTAGATTTTAATTTTTCATATTGAAATTGAAGAGAATTTTCGTCAAATAAAAAATCATCTTGAAATAATACTTTAATCCATTTCCCATTAGAATTTCTTATGGCGTTATTTAAATTAGGCGCAGTGAATCCGTGTCCATAATTAGTTCTGTGATAATAAATTGATAAATTTTGCTTAAATTCGTATTGATTAAAAACTTCTTTAATTGTATCATCTGAGCTATGATCAGCTATAATAACTTCAAAATTTTTAAATTTTTGTTTTATAAGTATATCTAAATTATATTGTAAAAATTCTACACCTTTACCATTGTATCCATAAGCTGGGATTGCAATAGAGAAAAAAGGAGAAATAGTTTGAGTTTGCATTATTTTATAATATTTTTTAGTTTATCAATATTCATGCTTGTATTAGATGGTACATAAGGTGGAGTGAACGATTTGTTTACTAAGGGATTGGTTGATTTTGCTAATTCATGCATTGTTTTTATTTGGGTTCCTAAATTAAATAATCCAGATTGTTCGCTATTAATTAATTTGCATATTAAATTAGATATTATATCTACATAATCAAAATTACCTATTTGATTCATCCAAGCTGCTTCGTATGGAAATGGAGTTGGTTTATGTTGGCATCTAATTAATAAATAATTATTACATTGTAGTTGCACTAGCGCATCTCCAATTAATTTTGTATATCCATACCAATTATTACCATGTATTGGAATATCCTCTTCTGAAGCGTTATTTACAGAATTAAAATATACAGCATCTGTTGATATATGAACTAATTTAATAGATTTTTGATTACAGTAATTAATTAGATTAGATAAAAATTTACAATTGACATCCCAATGAGATTCTTTTTCTTTGGAATAAGTTTGCGTATTTGCAATACAGTTAACAATAATATTAATATCAAAATCTTTTAAAGACTCTTCAATTCTGTTTATATCAAAATTCTTACATCTTCTGGATACATATTGCCATCCAGTCTGTTTGACTATTTCTTTGCCTAGCAATCCATCCCCAAGAACAAGTATTTTTTTCATATTAAAATAATGATTAAAAATTAGCTAATTTCATTCCTAATTTATCTTTTTCAGAAATAATTGGTTCATAATCTATACCCCAATCAATATTAATAGTTGAATCATTCCAAATGATACTAGCATCGCACTCTTTGTTATAAAAATTTGAGCACTTGTATTGAATTGTCGTGTCATCTTCTAAGGCTAAAAAACCATGAGCGAATCCTTCTGGAATATAGAGCATTTTTTTATTTTTTCCAGTCAAAACAACTGAATGGTATTTTCCATATGTTTTTGAATCTTTTCTTATGTCTACAGCTACGTCTAAAACAGATCCAGTAACTGCTTTAACTAATTTAGCTTGAGCATATGGAGGAAATTGAAAATGTAAACCTCTTAAAACACCTTTGGATGAATTAGACTGGTTCTCTTGAACAAAATTTGTATGTATACCATATTTTTTAAAATCATTTGCATTATAAGATTCAAAAAAATAACCCCTGACATCTTCAAAAATTTTTGGTTCAATAACAAACAATCCATCTAATGGAGTTTTAATAATATTCATTTTAATTAATCCATTTTTCTTTAAAAATATTTTCTACGTAATTGAAAACATTTTCATCATAATGTGGAGCTGCTCCTAAAAAAAATACTTTATCTAAAACTTGATTTGCATTTGGATATTTAGTTAAATCATCAAGATGTTTATACGCTGGATGCATTAAAACATTTCCAGCAAAATAATTTCTAGTTTGAATTTTATTTTCTTCTAAAAATGTCACCAATTTATTTTTTAAAGTTTTATTTTCACAAATAAATGGAGTACCAAACCAACAAGTATCAGCTTTTTCTAGAGTTTGAACTCCTTTGAGTCCAGATACATATTTAAGAAGAATTGACTCAATTCTTAATTTACTTTCTTTTCTTTTTCTATCTATTTCTTTGAATCGAGTTAATTGAACTAACCCAATTGAGCCTTGCAAATCCATTGGTTTAAGATTGTATCCCATATTTGTAAAAACATATTTATGGTCAATTGTTCCGTCGTATGATTCTAACCATTTATCAAAACGATTTCCACATGTTCCACATGCTAGTAAATTAGCCGAACCAATACAATAACAATCGCGACCCCACCAAGAAAAACTAGTAAATAATTTTTTTAATTCTAATATATCGGTACAAACCATACCTCCTTCTCCAGTCGAGATATGATGGGCAGGATAAAATGAACATGACCAAGCAGTGTAATAGCTACTCAAATCTTTTCCATCCCATTTTGAACCAATGCTATCACAACTATCACCAATTAATTTAATATTATGTTCATTACATAATATAGTTAATTCATCCATATCTGGTGGATTTGCGAGAACTGGTGATACAAAAATAGCTCTAGTTTTGTCTGTAATTTTTTCTTTTATTTTAGAAATATCAAAATTTAATGTTTTGTATTCTATATCTACAAATACTGGTTTTAAATTATTTTGGATAATAGTAGAAATTGTGGTTGGAAAACCTACTGGGGAAACTATTATTTCTGAATTATCTTCCCAATTGAAATGTTTTTTAAGCGATGCAACCATAACTAAATTTGCAGAACTTCCAGAATTAACCATCTGCGCGTACTTAACTCCAAACATTTTTGCAAATTCACTTTCAAACTTATGAACATTCTCTCCAGCTACAACCCATTTTCCTGTGACGAAAGTACTGATTGCAGCCATAATTTCTTTTTCATCCCAGTATGGTCCAGAGTATAATACAGTGCTTTTTCCAGGAATAAATGATTTATTGTAAAGATATTTGGGTTTATTGTTCTTTAAATAATCTTCTAAAGAAGAAAGAATTGAATTTAAATCTTGCATTTTGTTATTATATTATAATAATCAATTATTGTCAATAATAATCCATTGATCTAAAAGTAAATTTGTTTTTTCTGGACCTTTGTGGCTAAACCAGTTTTTAGGAGCAAAAACTTTTTTTTCTGTATTTTCATTTAGCCATGCTGCCCACCAACTAAATGTGCTATTTGCTATAATATTATTTTTACATTTTGACATAATATAAAGATCAACAATATTATCTTCGTTCTCAATATAATGAATATTATTGAATTTCATATTTTCTTTGCACCAGTTGATATCGTCTGAGAATACTATGACGTTTATATTTTTATCATTTAAAATATCATATGCATTATTATAATAATTTAAAGATTGATTATAATGATAGTCCGAAAGAGATAGATAATCAGTTCTTCTTATGTGCATTGATACTGTATTTTCGTTAAGTATAGGGTATTTATTTTTAATATAAATATCTAAATTATTATCTATTTTTAATTTTGATTTTATTAAATCTTTAGATTTTCTGAAAAAGATTTCATTTTGCCAATATCCATGTAAATATGTTGGATCTTTATAGTATATTTCATTGAATGAGATAGAAGATTCATTAATTATATTTAACATTGACATATTTATATCTTTAACTTGACTAATATTTATTGGAATATTTTTAAATTTATAAAGTTCAAACTTTCTATGATTTTGATTTAAATAAAAAGATATATCGAATGAATAATTTGTATTACTTAAATTGGCTAAATTTTCTGCTATTGCCCATTGAAATAATTGATTTCCTAGTCCTCCTTGAATTTTAGAAATAATCATATACTAAAATATAAATCCCCAGTTCTTTTATTTAAAAGTTTGCAGTTTTTGTTTTGAATTTCGTTATACCATTTTTTTCCAAATTTATAATTAACTAGTGGTTCGTTAATATTTGCAAAATTAAAAAATTTTAAACATTTTAACCATAAGTCTAAATCTTCTGCATGTTTATATGTTTCATCATATCCGCCAAATTTTAAAAAAATTTCTTTATTATAGATGACACTTGGATGACCAATTGGATTCATTCCATTAATTAAGGAGGTTTTTATTGATGCATCATCAATTGGGTATGGAGTTATTTTAAATGGTAGATTAACATCTTCATTAGCTTTTATAAAATTCATTTGAGTTCCACAGATGTGTATATGCTTATTATTTAATAAAAAAGTCATTTGTTTTTCTATTTTACTTGAAAGCCATTCATCATCTGCGTCAATTCTAGCTATATATTTTATATTTGAATTATTTAATATATAAAATAACCCAGTATTTAAAGTGGGAACTATACCATCAATATCACAAGATAAATACTTTATATTTTTATATTTCTGTATTTTTTCTTTTAAATTATCTTTGGAATTATTATCTATCAATACTATTTCGTATTCAAAATTATTATTTAAAAAACTAGTTTGATTTTGTATACTAGATAAACATGCGTCTATACTATCTGCAGAATTTTTGATGGGTAATAAAATTCCTAATTTCATATATTTGCTAATTATATTCTTAATATAATTATTACTTTTATAAAGAATCTATTATATTCCAAAAATGCTTAGGTCTATCTTTTATATACTCTTCAGTTAAATGCGGTTTTTTCCACCACCATTCAGTTACATGTTGTGAATGTATGTTTGTTATAACGTCTAATCCTAAAAGCCTAGCTTCAATAATACATCTAGGGCAAGTATCATCAATAATAGGTAAGAAAACTAATCCTTTATAAGTAGATAAAAGTTGTATATGCTTATCGTAAGCTTGAACTGGCAAAATATCAAACTCTATATTATTGATTGTACAGAAGTTTTTTGCTTCTTCCAGACCCTTAGCTGTACTGTGCCAACCACCAAAACCTTCTAAGATTGCAAATTTTTCATTTTTTGGATTTGCTCTTAATGAAATAAAGTTTTCTAGATTTTTCTTTGAAAAACAAGATGAAAGAATGCTTGTTTTAGAAAAATTCAATAAAGGCATATGATTAGCATATATAGCTCTTTGTCTTTCTGACATAAAGAACGAATGTTTGGCATTTGTTGTAATTAAATTATAGATATCAGAGAGGGCTTTATTTCCAGTTAAACCATGTGGACAAGTACAAGGTTGTGATGCTAATTTTTGATGTGGAATTTCTCCTCTGTATTGACAGAAATTGTAATCAAATTCTAATTTAACAAAATTAATATTTTCAAATAATTCAAAAATTATATTTTTATTTGGATTATTTAAAAGAGTCATTATATTACCAATTATCCATAATTTATCTTTATTGTCATTAATATCATATAATGATAATGAACTCGGAGTTAACGTGAACACTTCATTACTTCTGTCTTCTAGGATAGACAATGTGGTTAAATTGGTTCCGCCAATCTCTATTGATTGATCATCAAGCAATATATACTTCTTATTCATATAAATGTTATTTATATGATAGTTTAATTAAAATAAAAAGTCAATATAATTTTAACTTAAATTATGTTCTTTTCTTGTTTTTTCTGGAATAGCAGATACGAACTCTGGGCCTTTACTTTTAGCTTTTTGATATAATTTTTTAATAAATGCGTCATAACTCATTCCTCCACCCATGCGACCGTAATTATTAATTGCGTCTCTTACATCTTGTGGAGATACTATTGGAAATGAACGTTTTTCTGGAAAAAGAAAATCACTATCTTTTAATTGGCTTCTTTTTTTACCCTTATAGTTTTTTTGATAAGCTTCAGTTTGAGTAATGTCAAATTCTAAGACTTTGATTCTTCTCATATTATTGAAGTGTTAATAGATATTTTAATTGATTTAATGAACCAAGAATTTCATCTCTAATATTTAATAGATCTGAATCTTTTGAAGCGTCAAGTATATTAGATAAGCCAATTAAAAATTCAATATATTTATCTGTAAGAGCCATGAAATCTGTATCTTTATAATTAGCTAAAGTAATATTAAAAGTTCCAGCTGCAATTACTCTACTATATTTACCCATGTAAGTTTCAATAAATTCATCAGTATTTTCCATTAAGCTACTTACGATTTCATCAAATGATTTATGCTGTGAGAATGATTGAGTTTGCCAATGAAGAATTTTATATTGATGTTGCATTTGAAGAAGGGTTGTTTGAATCAATTCGCCCTTGCCATCAGTTTCTGCTTTCGTCTCATCAATTTTAACTTCTTCGGTTTTTATTTCTTCGAATTGTTGAACTGAACCACAATTTGGCTTACCACAAGAAGCTGATGCTTCTTCTATTTTTACTTCTTTTGCTTTAACTTCTGGTGCTGGTGCAGTTACAGCAGTATTTATTGGTTCTTCAACTTTAGCTTCAACTTTTGGAGCTTCTTCTGTTTTGATTTCTTCTTTTTTCAGATTTTTAATTTGTTCGGAAAAATCAATCTCAACTTCTGCTTTACTTTTCTTTTTTGGTCCTTTAAAAGTATTAAGGCAAATTGCAACTTGTTGATTTTGAGGTCTTTTTGTTTCGCCTTTTTTATTTAAAAAATGCATGCAACGACCCATATAATCGTTTTGTTTTTCATTGTCGTTTGGTTGAGGTATTGGCATATATAGCATTACACTAAAATCAACAAATATGTGTAAAATATAGTATGATTTCCTTTCTTACTATAACATATCAAAGGAAACATCTATTAGAAGAAGCTATATATTCTTTTTTAAATCAAAAAAATTTAAATGATTCTGATGAGATGGTTATTATTAATGATAATAAAAATGTAGAATATATTTTAAATCATCCAAATATTAAAATTGTAAATTTAAAAGAAAGATTTGCCTCTATTGAGAGTAAATATCACTATGGTTATACAGAATGTAAGAATGATTATATTTATAGGTTGGAGGATGATGATTTGCTAGCTAGTAATGCAGTCAATTTATCAAAAGAAACAATAAAAGAAAATCCTGGATATGATATATATCGAAGTAGTGCTCATTACTATTTTGTAGATAATAAGTTTAAGGGTGCTAGCGGAAATTATAACACTGGTGTTATTTATACTCAAAAATATTTAAAAAAACTTGTATGCAATGATACAACTTATCTTGAAGATATGAGAACTTTTGGTAATTATAATGCTAAAGTCTTCACATCTTTAAAAAATCCTACTATGATATATAGATGGGGAATGAATACTTATCATGTTTCTGGAATGGGAAATAGAACTAATAAAGAAATCTATGATTGGGCTGAAAAACTTTGTATAAAAGAAAATGGAATAATAAATTTAAATCCACATTTTGATCATGATTACTATAAAATGATTGAATAAATTTTATTTGACAAAATATATTTATTGATGTATTATAATACGACATCTCGCTGAAAGGCGAAAAGGTTTGCCATACTCCTTAAAATGGTGAGTTAGATTAGTTCTTAACGTCAGGCAACGCTAACAGAGCTTGCGACCTGAGAAACCAGAAGAAATTCTGGGAGTGTAGGTGAAAGGGCTAACACGCGATGGATGATCCTACCGACATCCGATAAGTGTTAGGGAGCCGAAAGGCTTATGGACTCAATTGGGAAATTGAACTAACGGCTCAAGCGAACTTGTGGTAAAACACAGGGAAAGCTCTGCTTTGAAGGAGCTCATTGGGAAATATTTATTAGGAAAAGATATTAGATCAGTACACTTGTTTATTAAGATATGAAGTTATTAACATTAATATAGTTATTTTTCTTTTATAAAAATTAAAAATACTGTAAACTATTCTTTACGCTAGAAAGAAAATATGAGCAAGAACGTTATTATAAAAAAAAGAAATGGTGCAACAGAAAAATTTGATGTAGAGAAAATAAATAAAGTTATCAATTGGGCAATTGATGGTTATACTGGAGTAAGTCTAACAGATATAGAGATAAACGCAAAAATAAACATACATGATGGTATCACAAGCAAAGAGATACACAACCTATTGATTGAAAGTGCAGCTAATCTTATTTCAACTGAAAAACCAAATTATCAATTTGTTGCTGCTAGACTTTTAAATTATCAATTAAGAAAAGACGTTTGGAAAGGAAAACATGCTCCAAGACTATTAGAGTTTTTAAATCAAGGCATAAAGAATAAAGTATACGATAGTTCAATTTTAGAAAATTATTCCGAAGACGAAATAAATAAGATCGGAGAGTTCATTGATCACGAAAGAGATTTTACTTTTACTTATGCTGGAATTAAACAACTTTGCGATAAATATTTAATTAAAAATAGAACCACTGGTCAAATTTATGAAACTCCACAATTTGCTTATATATTAATTGCATCTTATGCTTTTGCAAAATATCCATTAGATTCAAGATTGAATTATGTAAGAAAATTCTATGATGCTATTAGTAAGCATAAAATTAATTTACCAACGCCAGTAATGGCTGGAGTAAGAACTTCTAGTAGGAATTATGCTAGTTGTTGTTTAATTGGCGTAGATGACACAAGAGAAAGTATTACAGCTAGTGCAACTGCTGTTAGTATAGCTACAGCTAATAGATGTGGAATTGGTATTGATGTTAGTAAGATTAGAGCTATTGGATCACCAATCAAGAATGGAGAAGTTGTTCATACTGGTTTAATTCCATTTTTAAAAATTTATGAAAGTAGCGTAAAAGCTTGGCAACAAAATGGCTTAAGAGGTGGTAGCGCAACTTGCAATATTCAATGGTGGCATTACGAAATTGAAGATATTGTTGTATTAAAGAATAACGCTGGAACAGATGACAATCGAGTTCGTAAGCTTGATTATACTGTTGGTATGAGTAAATTATTCTATGATAGAGTTTTGAAAGATGAAGATATCACATTATTCAATAATTCAGAAGTTCCAGAGCTTTACGAAGCTTGGGGAACTAAAGACTTTGATAAAGTATATAAAGAATGTGAATCTAAAAAATTAAAACTAAAAAAGAAAGTGTCTGCTAGAAAATTATTCTCTTTGATAATTAAAGAAAGAGTTGAAACTGGTCGTATTTATATTCTTAATGTAGATCATGCTAATGAGCATGGAGCTTGGTATGATAAAGTCACAATGAGTAATCTTTGCACAGAAGTTATCCATCCAACTATTCCATTAAACGATTACAATGACAAAGAAGGCGAAATCGGTATGTGTATTCTTTCGGCAGTAAATATGCTAGAAATAAAAAACTGGCAGGATCTTGAAAAGACTTGCGATCTTATCGTAAGATTTCTTGATGAAATCATTGAACTTCAAGATTACTTTAATATTGCTGCTGAAAATTTTGCTAAAAAACGTAGAAGTCTTGGAATTGGTATTACTAATCTTGCAGCTTTTCTTGCTAAAAATGAATTAAAATATAGTTCAGATAAGTCATTACCAGTAATTGATGAATGGATGGAATACTTTCAATATTACCTTTTAAAGAGTAGTCTAGAATTAGCCAAAGAAAAAGGTAAGTGCGAAAAATTCAATCATACAAAATACTCTAAAGGCATATTACCAATTGATACTTATAAAGATAAAGTAGACGAAATATGTAAAAGAAAACTATCTCTTGATTGGGAAAAGCTAAGAAAACAAATTAAAGAACATGGTTTAAGACACTCGACATTATCTTCCTGTATGCCTTGTGAAAGTAGTTCGGTTATTCAATCCTCTACAAATGGAGTTGAACCTATTCGTAGTCTTATCACTTATAAAACTAGTAAAATGGGTAAACTTCCAGTAATGGTTCCAGGAATTGGTAAGTATGATGATAATTATGAATTAGCTTATGATCTTAAAGATAATAGTGGATTATTAAAAATCAATGCAATAATTCAAAAATATATTGACATGGCTATATCAACTAACGTATACTACAATTATAGTCATTATGAAAACAATATATTACCAGACGCTAAAGTGATGAAAGAAATCATGTATGCATATAGTCTTGGATTAATTAGTCTTTATTATAATAACACAGACGATGGAGATAGAGAACAATCACTAGACCAAAAAGAAGATAGAGACTGTTCAAGTGGTGCGTGTAAACTATAATCTATGAAAACAGTATTAAATTTCAAAAATATAGATACTACTAAACAACCATTATTTCTTGGCGAAGATCTTAATCTTCAAAGATATGATCGGTTTAAGTACCCAATATTCTTTGAGTTATTTAAAAAACAAAATGAAAATTTTTGGTGGCCTCATGAAATAGCTTTAGGAAAAGATCGTAGTGATTATAATAACCTAACAGAAACAGAAAGATTTGTTTTTGATAGTAATTTAAGATTTCAAACTCTTGGCGATAGTATGCTTTCCAGAAGTATCCATTCTCTTAAAGACTACGTAAGTAATCCAGAACTTGAGATTTGTATGAATACATGGGCTCAATTTGAAGGCATTCATAGTTATTCTTATTCTTATCTTTTGAATAATGTATATCCAGATGCTACTAAATTTTTTGATAGTATTATGGAAGATAAAGAAATTACAAGTCGCGCAGAGTTAATTAGAAATAACTTTGATAAAATTCTTGGAGATGACGAGAAGAAAGATCCTAAACAAAAGATTTTTGATGCTATTCTTTCTATCAACGTAATGGAAGGTCTTGTATTTTACGTTTCTTTTGCTTGTTCTTTCTATTTTGGATATCGCGGTAAGATGGAAGGCAATTCTAAAATTATTAAATTCATTCAACGTGATGAAGCTCTTCATTTTGCAGTAAGCCAAAATTTACTCAAAATATTAAGAGATGAAGATAAGGAAGGTTTTACAAGTATAGTCAAGAAAAGCGAAGATAAAATCTATGCTTTTTATGAGCAAGCCGCCAAGAATGAAAGTGAATGGTCTAAGTATCTTTTTAGTAATGGTAGTTTACTTGGATTAAATGCAGAGGTTCTAGACGGTTACTCTAAGTGGCTTTGTGACAGCAGACTAAGAAGCTTAGGTTATAAGAAGATATTTAACCAAAAAGATAACCCTATTGGTGGATGGCATGATAGTTATCTAGATAGTAGCAAAGTACAAGTTGCTCCTCAAGAAACTGAGATTTCTAGCTATAAAGTTGGCGCAAGAAAAACAGACATAGAAGACAAAGATTTTGGAGATTTAAAGCTATAATATCTATTAATTGATGTGTAATTATCTATGTGAATTTAGATATTACAATGCTATTTAATGTTATTTTAGGAGCTTTATCCTTTCTTGGAGGATGGTTATTCACTAGAGTATTCTCTCTTTTTGATAAGCAAGAGAATCTTATGAAAGAAATTAATGATAAAACCTTTAGTGATTTTATTACTTTAAGAAAAGAGATGGAATTAGAAGGAAGGAAACATCAACAAGAGATAGCAGATTTAGCCTTAAAAATAAGTACTACATATGTTACTAAAGAATCTTTTGAAGTTTATTTTGATAGAATCGAAGCTAAATTAGATCGTAATTTTGATATAATACAAAACCATTTAAATAGAAAATAAATCAATCCTCATATGATTTAGGGTGTTTTTTACCACCTCTTTTTTTACTCCAATTTTTAAAATATTCATTTTTAATTGGATCTTTTCCATATACTTTTTTTCTCTTATCTGAAAGCTCTTGGCTTCTATCAAAAAGATCGCCAACATTACCTCTTTGAGATGAAGTAACTCTTGCAAAGTCTTTTTCAGTAGAATTAACTGATAGTTTTTCTTGAGCATTTATCTGTGGAGCAGTAAAAATTCTATTCCACTTAACACCTTTTGCATCAATATATTCATGTTTATCATTAATTCTTTGTATCAAACAAATAGTTTTACCATCAGTAGGATGCTGATATAAATATTCTGGCATATTAATCCATTAATTTTAATATTTGAGATAAAGTATTATCTGAGGTATATTGTTCTTGCAATTTTAAACCATTTTCATTTATTTTATTAGATTCAAATTTTTTAATTGCTTTTTCACAAGAATCAATAAAATCTTCTTCTTTGAACATATAGATATTTCCTTGATTAGTAACTGCTCCTTTATGAAAAAACATATTATCATATGCTTCAATTTTTCCGCAAGAATCAACTAAACAAGCATTTTCTTCATTCGCCCAATCTTTATATACATGAGCATTTAATATAACCCCATGTTTTCCTATAGCCAACGAATGAAACTCTGGTAATCCCCATCCTTCTCCACCACTCATTCCAATAATTATATCTCCACTATTTAAGTAATCATTATAAGTTTCATTACTTTCCATGAAGCCTAAAAATGATATATTAAAATACCTTTTGCCTTCAAGTATTGAATTAATTAAATTTTGCTGATCTTCTGCTTTTAAAAAAGGATTAAAAATTGCACATTGTAGAAAATATTTAGGATTATTTCCATATTTCTTAAGCCATGATTGAATAACCATTTTATGATTTTTTCTTTTTTCTAGTTTACCAACTAGATTGAAAGTTATTCTGCCATCTTGAAAGTATTGTTTTTGTTTTACATTAAAATTATTTTTATCAAAGAATAATGGTATATACTCTACGTTATCACATCCAACAGATTTAAATATATCGCATGTATATTTAGAAGTAAATATAGTCTTATAATTATTTTTGACTATATTTATTTCTTGTTTAGTAGGAGAATCTAACTCATAAAATGACATCAAAACTTGTTTTTCAGAAAAACTTTCAAGACTGCCCATTAAATGCCATAGTTTAAAAATCTTTTCCTTCCTAGAGAAAGAAGATAATGATTGGTCTATAGAATTTTTAATCCATAAACCAAGATCATTATCAACTTTCTGACTAGAAAGATCTACGTTACCTATTGGAAATATTTTAGCATTAAAATTTCTTTTATATAAATTTTTAATTAAAGCAAAAGAAGTTTGCCCAAAACTTACATTATTTAAAGGAATATTTAAAGCTATATCCATTTTACAATAGGTCTTCCTCTACTTGTTTAACTTGAGGCTTTTGAGCCTTAGCTTTAACTGGTTGTGAAGTTTCTGTAGCTTTTGGAGCAGTCGAAGATCCATTAGTATCTTTAGAGAGATATACTCTAAAATCTGGAGCTTTTGCATTTTCACCTTTAAATTTATTGGTGAATACTACAATTTCTACTTGCTCGCCAAGCTCATCCTTGAAGTATCCAGAAAGATATTTTCCGCTCTTACCTTCTCTTTTCCATAGAGCACCAATATCCCTCTTAGACCATTCATTATTCTTAGTATTTGTTTGATTTGTATTCATATTTTATGATTATAATACTTTTATTATAAAAAGTCAAGAAATTATATCTGATCGTTGAAATTATCTTTAAATGATTTAATTTTTAGGAAGTTAATATGTTTATTATATATATTGATAACAGTTTGAGTGCTTATGTTTAATTTTTTACCAATAGCATTCCAAGAACGATTTTTTTTCTTGGGTGAGTAAAAACGCATTTTAAATATTTTATATACTCTTTTATCTTTTAAAGATTTTAAAATATTAAGAAAATATTCGCAATTTTCTTTTTTCATATCCTCTTTTTGATCTTGAGAGTTTTCTATCATATTTTGAAGATATTCATTGTCAGTGGGTAAAAATTTTGCATTCTTGTTTAGAAAATTTAGACAATGATATCTAGCTTGATTTCCTAACCAAGTTGAGAATTTTACATTTTTATCTTCATTAAATGACAATGCAGATTGGTATACGATAACATCTTTATCTTCGTAGAGATCTTTTGGATCGTGTCCTTTTTGAACTATAAAAGATTGATATCTTTTAACAATCTCACAAAAAATACCACTATGACGATGTATGAGGCATTTTAATGATTCATTGTCTTGATTGTTTCTTATATTTTTAATTAAGTCTAAGTCTGTCATATATATTCCTTAAATTTTTTTGCATAAGTTCGTACAAGAAGTTTGTATCTTGACAAGTATCCCAGCATATAGAAAAATCAGCAACAGCCTTTAATTTATTGTCGTTAGATTTTTCTTCAATATTAGCTGGAGGTATGATAGATCCATCATCTAGTTTTCTAGATAAATGAATCAAGATGCCATTCCGAGATTTTAACCAAGAATATTCATCGTCTTTATATTCTATATATCTAACATCGGTCACGATAGGAACGATATTATCTTTTAATAATTTTTCCACTTTTACATCTAATTGAGAGGTCCAATACTTACCTTCAGTTTGACTTCTTCTGCATTTTCCATAAGCAACCATTAATGGCCTAACTAATTCTTTATCTGCGCCATCGCATTTAAATAAATCTATATTAAATTTTTCTTTAGTAAAATCATTTAATTCTTTTTTTAAATCATCTGCAAAGGCTAATCTTTGAGATTTCAATTGCTTTTCTTCTAAATATTTTTTAAGTATAGAATAGAAAGTGTCTTTACCGCATCTAGCAACACCAGTTATGCCTATAATCATAACAATCATTATAATAAAAATAAAATATCTTGTCAAGTTATTAATTATATGGTAATATGAACATATGGAATTAAGTTTTATTATAACAATATTATTTTCTGTATATTTATTTCATAAATTATGAGTAGAATATCATTTGCAGAATTAGCTATAAATGTAGCTAAAGAATGCGCCAAAAGATCAGAAGATTTACATAAAAAAGTTGGATGTTGCATAATGAATAAAGAAGGAAGAATATTATCAACTGGATATAATGGATTATTACCAAAAATTACAATGGATTATCAATTTTGGTCGGATAGAGATTTAAGAAGAAAATATGTTATTCATGCAGAAATAAATGCTTTATCAAGAGTTAAAAGAGAAGAAGAACCATATATTTTAGCTACAACTTTACTTCCATGTTCAGCTTGTGCTTCGAATATAGTTTCATATGGAATTAAAAAAGTTATCTATAACGAAGAATACTTACTTGATAAAGGGGCTTTAGATATATTCAAGTTCTATAATATAGAAATAATAAAAATCTAAAAAAAATCTTGCATTTTAATTTCTAATATAGTAAGATACATAAATGAATAAAATTATATATACATTAGCATTAATTTTAATGCCATTAGCTTTAAAAGCACAAACTCAACAAGGAACATATATTTACAGAAATTATTCTGATTCAATAGTTCGAACTCCATATCCGCAATTTGTTGTACAAGGAAATTATATTTATAGAAATTACAGTAAATCAATCGTAAGAACTCCATATCCACAATATACTATTAAAAATGACTATATTTACAGAAATTATGATAAATCAATAGTTAGAATGCCCTATCCAATTGGTACAGTAGCTAATGGTATACCTCAATAATAAAAATGAAAAACCTCTTTAAAGAAGCTCTAAGCTATGATGATATTTCACTTTTACCAAATTTTTCAGATATCTCATCAAGAAAAGAAGTAGATACAACAACTAAAATAAGTAGAAATAAATATATTGATATACCAATTATTCTTTCTCCAATGGATACAGTTTCTTCTGTAAAATCTTGCATTAAAATAAATAAAATAGGAGGCGCTGGAGTTTTACATCGTTTCATGTCCGTACAAGATCAAACAAAAAAAGCTAAGATTATTAGAGACGAAAGTAATTTTTGTATTACGGCAATTGGATTAAAAGACGCGGTAGAAAGAATTAGAGATACATCGTTGTATACTGATATTTATTTTGTAGATACAGCTAATGGATTAGCTAAAAATGTAGAAGATTTTCTAAGATGGTATAAAACCTCTGGATACAAGCAAGATATTATTGTAGGAAATACTTTAACTAAAGAAAGTGTTTATAGATTAGCCAATCTTAAAGCTGATGGATTTAGACATTTGATCGGTCCAGGATCTATGTGCTTAACTCAAGTTAAAACTGGAATTGGATGCCCAAGTTTAACTGGCAACTATTATGCTTGGAAAGCCATAAGAAATTGGGAGTTATCTCAAGTAGATCTATTTAAACAAGACAAACCCAATCCAGAACATAGACCAAGTATTCTTGCGGATGGTGGTATTCGTTATCCAAAAGATTTAGTTAAAGCTATTGCTAGTGGTTGTGATGCTGTAATTTGTGGAAGAATTTTTGCTGGTCTAGCCGATGTTATCGAAGATGAAGATGTTATTCAGAAAGGTGGCAAAGCCTATGCCAAATATAGAGGAATGGCAAGTCAAGATGTAGTTGAGGATTATGAATTATATGATGGAACGAAAAAAAATCTTTTCATAGAAGGAGACAATACTCTCATACCAATTATAGAAGACAAATCCCTTGAAGATATACTTTATGATTTTGCTAATGGACTTAGAAGTGCTATGAGTTATCTTGGATTTAGATCTATAGACGAGATGAGGGGCGGATTATGGACTGGAGAAATAAAAGCGGTAAGAAATACTCCTAATAGCATGTATGAAGGCTTTGCTCATGGAAAATGAATACTTAGATGAAGCTAAACAATATGCTTTACTTAATCCATTTACAGAAGTATGCGGTTTAATTATTGATGATAATGGTACTAAAAAATTTTTAAAATGCGAGAATAAATCTAAAGATCCAAGAAACTCTTTTACAATTCACCCGTTAGAATACATAAAAGCCAAGGCGTATGGTAATATATTAGCATGTTTTCATTCTCATATAAAAGGTTCATCTTTTTCTGCTCAAGATATTTTTAATAGTTTCAAACATAATTTATCTTATTATTTATACAGTATCAAAAAAGATAAATTTTATTTTTTTGACCCAAAACAAAAAGAAAATTATAGAAAATATATAAATAGACCTTATGAATTAGGAATTAAAGATTGCGGAACATTAATTGTAGATTTTTATAGAAATGAATTAAATTTAGATATAGATATAAATGGCCCAAGAAGAATAGGCTTATCATACAATGATCTCAAAAATACGAAAGAACACGTTTGGTCATTAGAAAAGTATAAAGACGAATATAATAGAGTTGGACTTCAAATATTTACATTAAAAGATATAAAAGATTTTAAAAATTATGATATAATAATTTTTTCTCTTGAAAAAGGAGTTCCAACGCATGCAGCATTATTTATTGGTGATGATTTAATTCTACATCAAAGATATGAATCAATATCTTCAATAGAATCAATTAGAAAAGGTCATTTAAAACAAATATCATATATATTAAGACATAAAAAATATGTATAGTTTTTTAAATAACGATATATTAAAAAAAATTAAAGAATATTCTTTAAATAACACAAAAGAAGAAGTCTGTGGTTTTATTTATATAAATAATTTGAAACAAAAATTTGCACCTTGTCGTAATATATCTTTTGATAGAAAGAATAATTTTTTGATAAATCCAGAAGATTACGAAAAATGGAATTTCAAAGGAAAAATTTTATGTTGTTTTCATTCTCATATTAATAATCGAGGATTTTCACCAGAAGACATACGAGAAAGCTTAAAAAATGATATACCATATGCTTTATACAATACAAAACAAGATAAATTTTATTATTTTGATGCAATAAAATACAAGTATTATGAAAAATATATAGATATACCATACAGAAATGGAATAACAGATTGTTGGTCAATATTAAATTATTTTTATGAAAATGAATTAAATATAAAAATAGAAAACATGGAACCTGGTAGAGAAATTTATGAAGACGAACATCTATGGGCAAAACTACATAAAGAAAAATTTGGATATGATCCATTTAGAATGGATTACGAATTGAGAAAAGATTTCTTCAAAAGAAATAATTTCATAAAAATAGAAAAAACTAAATTAGCAGATTTAAATCCATATGATATTTTATTTTTTAAACATATTGGGGATAAATATCCATTTTATGGAAATATTTTATTGCCACCAGGAGATTTGATTTTACAACATATAGATCAAAAACCATCAAAAATTAGCTCTTTATCTCCAGCTCATTTTAGGATGATCGATTTCATCCTTAGAAATAAAAATTTTTATGATAATACATAAAGGCGAACCGTCTCATATTTATGCCATAATAAACGAAAAAATATTATATAATATAGAAATACCATATTTACAATTCCATTATGTATATGAATTAGTAAATGAAAATTTTATTTCAAGTAATAATAATATATTTAAAATAATGTCGAAAAATTTTAAACATCCAAGATTTAATGGGTACTTATATGGTATATTTCAAGAAAGTCATTCTAATTTTAATAGTGAAGAAGATACAATGTTTACTTTTATTTTTCATCCTATTGTTAAAATATATAATTATTTTCATTGGTTACAAAATTATTATAAATTCTATCAAACATTAACTAATTTTGATGATTTTTTTTATAAAAACAAAAAAAGAAAAGGCAATCCAACAATGCCTATTTCAGAAGATGCTTGGGATTTTAATTTACTTCAATTAGTTTTAATTGATGAAAATAAATTTTCTATAACATATGAAAATTTTGTAGATAAAATTATAAATTATGAAGATTTTATTTTTAACTATAAAGATGTATCTTATAAAACTCCAATAGAGTTTATATATGGCGTTTCTGATTTTAAAAATTTTTCTTTCATTGGCAAAAAAGAGAATTTAAAAGAATTCAAAATATTTTTATCTGATATTTTTAAAAAAAATATTGATTTTAAATATTTTGATTTAAATTTTAATTTTAATATAAATTACAGAATAAAAGAACTAGAGAATATAATGGATAAACAAATAAGTCTATACTATAATAGTTAATAATGATTTCGAATAAATCAATATATCAACAAAGTAAAAGATTAATAGATCTATCTTATATTATAAAATTTAGTTATAAAACAGGTAAAAATTCAATAATCAAAGACGTAGAAAACAATTCTTATGTTGATTTTTCTGGAGGGTATGGAGTAGCAGCGATAGGATGGCAAAATAAAGAAATTATAAAAGAACAAATAAGGCAAATTAAAAAATCTAATTTTGCTCCATACTCTATGCCAACCCAAGAAGCTAATGAATTAGCCGAAAAATTAGTATCATTTTTTCCAAACCAGAAATTAAAATGTTTAAAAGCTACTGGAGGAGCAAACGCAAATGAAGTAGCATTATCAGTATTTTATAATTTAACAAATGGTGATGTAGCAACTTTTAAAAATGCTTATCATGGATGGAGTCAGGCTACTCTTGGAATGGGAGAAATAGAAGGTTTTAAAATGCCAAGAGTCAAAAAACAATACGAAACAATTAAAATTGATTTCCCTCATACAAAACTCAATATAGATGAAAAAGAATCTTTAAGACAATTAGAAGATATACTTAAAAATAATAGTAATATTAAAATATTTATTGCAGAACCAATTATTTGTTCTGGAGGAGTTTTTATTCCAGAAAAAAATTATTGGAAGAATTTTTATGAAATTTGTAAAAAATATGGAGTTTTTTTAATTTTTGATGAAGTTTTAACTGGTTTTAGTAGACTAGGCGTAATGTTTGCTGCGGAGTATTTTGATATATTTCCAGACGCAATAACTTTCGGAAAAGGCATAACTTCTGGATATTCATCTTTAGGAGCTGTTTTAATAAAACAAGAGCATTTAAATAAATATAATTTCACAGACATAAATGCTTCATTTGCTTGGACACCATATTCTTGCGCTATAGCTAAAAAAAATATAGAAATTATAGAAAGACAAAATTTAAAGCAAAATGCTGAAAAGACTGGATTGTACTTAAAAGACGAACTTGATAAAATTTTCAGTAAATATTTAAAAAAATACAATTTCAAAGTAAGAGGTTTAGGATTAATGATTTCTATATCGCCATCAGTAAAAGAAGTATATATACTTGGAAGATTATTTTTTGAATGCATTAAAATGGGTTTAATTTTTAATTTTTCTGGAGATGGTAAAAGTATAGTAATATTACCTCCATTAATTATAGATAAAAAAACATGTGACAGAGGTATAAAAATCTTAACTAAAGCTGCAAAAAAACTTGACTCCAAAGAATATATATAATATACTTAATATATGAAACAAAAGAATACTCAAAAATTAAACGTCTTAAAAAGAATGCTTGGTAAAAGAGTAGCAGTAATAACTAACTATACTACTTTAGAGCACTTTTATGGAGAAGTAGCGGAAGTTATTGACGAAAGCAATATAATTGTTAAAAATGATAAGAATGAAGATTCTAAAGTTTCAATTTTTGATGTTAGAAACCCAGCTCAAGAACTATAATGGAAGAGCATAAGCAAGAACTTAATGAAGTTGGACTATATGTTCAACCATATTTTAGAGGCCCAATCCGAAGACTTGCACCAAAAATGCAAAGAAATGATATTTGTCAAATCAATAATAAGAAATTTAAAAAATGTTGCGGTGCAGATGGTAGTAATTTTTGTAAAAAACTTCTTGGTGATTATTTGAATGAACTTCAAAAAGCTCAAGAACAATTAACAAAAAATGATCAAAGCAGTTGATATTATTTTCGGATTAGCTTGGGGTGACGAAGGGAAAGGCAAGATAAGCAATGCAATATCTAAAAATTATGATATTGTTTGTCGCTGGAATGGTGGCCCCAATGCAGGTCACACAGTTTATCTTAATGATAAAAAATATAAAACTCATCTCATTCCTTGTGGTGTTTTTCAAAATAAACTTAGTGTCATCGGCCCAAATTGCGTTATCAATATTGATAAATTCTTTGATGAGATAGAATATTTAAAAAGGGAAGGATTCGACACATCCTTAATTAAAGTAAGCCCCAAAGCTCATATTATTACTGAAAAGCATATTCAATATGATCTTAAATTTTTAAAGCCTAAACTTGGAACTACTGGACAAGGAATTGCTCCAGCTTATGCTGATAAAGCTTTACGAACTGGTAAACTTGCTGGAAATTATTTAGATAAACAGTATCTTTGGGATGGGGAGCTTTATGGAGAAATTCTTTGCGAAGGGGCGCAAAGCTTTTGGTTAGATTTAAATTATGGAGATTACCCATATGTTACAAGTAGTGAGACTCTACCATACTCTGCTTGTTCTTTAGGCTTTAGTCCAAAGAAAATAAGAGAGATAATTGGAGTAGCAAAAATTTACGATACAAAAAGTGGAGTAGATCCATTATTTCCAGAATCATTGTGGCTCGATGAAGAATTAAATAAAATAATACATTTAGGTAAAGAGTACGGGACAACAACTGGCAGAAAAAGACTTGTTAACTGGCTTAATTTTAATAAATTATTAAATGCGATAAGAATATCTGGAACAACTAAATTAATAATCAATAAATGCGATATCCTGCAAGAGTTAAATATATTTAAAATAAGACTAGACAATGAACTTGGACCTAATTTTATTAAGTTTAATGATTTTGATAATATGAAAGAGTATATATCTAGAGAATTAAAAGATTATTGCGATGTAGTATTTTCTGGCGACAAAAGTATAATTTAATTATTTTTAATTAAATTAATAAAATCAACCATCTCTTCTTTAGTGAAATCATTTTTCATTACATTAACACAATAGCATACGAATTCAACATTTCCTTTGAAATAACCAGTATGAGAATGCACTCTGTCGAGACTTAATTTTGTTGGACTTTTTTTAATATCTTCGTCTTGAGAACTTCTTGGTATTTCCATTTTTATTTCTGTATATGTGCATAAACCATTTTGACTATCATATAGTTCTTTAAGATACTCCAAGGTCAAATCCGTCTCCTCTCCTCTTTTTTTACTTCTTGATCTAGCTTTATTTAAAGAATACTTAAAAGGACTATATTGATCTAATCTATTAGCTTCATAACCCTTTAGTAAACTAATATTACCTTTGTTTTTTTCTAATTTACTTGGGTTATTTTTGTAATCAGCTTTTCCAGAGCATTTTAAACTACAATAAAATTTATCTTGGCCAGCTTTAATTTTTCTATTATAATCACCTTGTCTTATTTCGTGCTCTTTACCACATTCGGCGCAAATTATTTTTGTCTTTTTTATCTTCATATAAGTATCATACATGAATCTTATTGTATTGTCTAGTAAAAATGCGGACACAGGGATTCGTTTGCTTGGACCCGAGAGGAATTGAACCTCTGTCTTTTAAAAATTTAAATTAAAACACTACAAGTTTAGTTCTTTTTATTTTTAGCCTTGTATAGATAAAGAACAAACATACTTAGCTATTTTATTTTGAATATTGAATACTATAAGAATAAAAAAACTTATAATACTCAAACATCTAATAACGCAATATTCCAGTAGATGTATCGTGGATATCACGCTGTAACTTAGGCTACAGATTCGGCCATCTCAACAAGAGAAACTCTTGCAGAAATATGACCTTTATATTTAGCTGTTTTGGCAGTTAATATAAGCGAAACTTTTTAAGGAGTCCTCGATTCAACCTCCACTTGCATTTCAATTTATTTTCTTAAAATCGAAACCATTACGGGCCCAATGTTAAAGAACTATAATGTATATTACATTAGATTTTGACTTTTATCAATATTTTATGTATAATAGTAGTATGGAAAAGATATATATTTTATTAGATCAAATTATTCAAAAAAATATTTGGGAAGATAATATGAGCAAAGATAAAGATGCTACTGGCGACAATTGGGATGTGCATCATTTAAAATTATTAAGAACCTTATTAGAACAATATGAAAAAGAAAAAAGCTCATAAAGTAAAAGATTTTACAGATAGATCGAATTATTGTATTGCCACTTGTGAGTGGATTGCCAATAAAGCTTTCAATATCTTGTCTAAACTAGATGAACTAGATAACGATAAATTTTGCTCATCTTACAATAAAAAATTTGAAGAGTACATGAAAGAATTAAAATACTTATTAAATAAAAGCGACAAAGAAATGCAAACAATGGATAACCTAGAAAAAGAATTAAGAGTCCTTCAAAAGAAAAAATAATATGCCCAAAACCAAAAGAAAAAAATATTACGCAATCTTATCAAAGAACGATAATTTTCTTCATGGAGTATTTCCATTATCAAAAGAAGGATATAAAGAGGCGAAAACCTACATACAGAAAATTTCACCTAAAAACCATAAAAATTTCTATATACAAGAAAAATAATATTATATAGCCCAATAGTGTAAATTATTATGTGAAAGCAGAAATAGCAATTTGTCAAGAGTTCTCAAATAAGATTCATTACAAAGAATCAGAAAAAAGCATACTCGTTTTAGTTGATGAAAAATACTTCGAAGATTTAAAAACTCAATTAGATAAATTAAACTATAAAGTAATAAGCAAAACTAACCAAGGAACCTCTACTGTAGTCGAGTTTGTTAAAATACATAAAGTACATTAATTAATCATTTTCAAGTGTAACCTAAGTTACCGTTAGATATATGATTAATAACGAACAACATTTTGACAACACAGAGAAAAGAATAGGGCTAGTTTATAATAGTGATTTTAGTGGCTATCAAGCTCTTGATTTTAGTAAATTAGATAGTATAGAAGATATTTTAACTGGTAATGGAATAAAAATAGCCTCAAACCCAGTAGTGCAACAAGTACAACTTGGTGGAACATCTACTAGCGCTTTTGGAAGATTACTAGTAACAGAGTCTGAACCAATGGTTCAAGCCTATGGAAATAGAGTTTATGACACTAGAGTTTGGCAAAAAATTTCTTACAATGGTAATGTTGCAAATAATATAAGAACCGCTTCTGGAATGGCTATAGTTACAAATTCGACTGGAGCTATTGCTTATGCTGATTTAAGAAGCAGAACAGTACTTAGCTATCAACCTGGAATTAGCGCCGATGCAAAATTTACAGCAATTTTTGATACTCCAAAAACTGGTATATTACAATATGTTGGAATTATAAATAATGAAGAAGGATTAGCTTTTGGATACTCTGGTCTTAACTTCGGTATTCTTCACAGATATGACGGCGCTCAAGAATTACAAAAATTGACAGTAACAAATGCATCAAACGCTGGAACTAGAAATGCTACAGTAAAATTAAATGGATATAATAATATAGTAAGTATAACTGGAAATACAACAACTGGACTATGTAAAGAACTTGCTGATTATTTTACTGGCTACATAGATAGCGGTACTTTTTATAAAAGTTATCAATTAGATAATTCTGTTTATTTTGTTCGTCAAAAATCTGGACCAGTCCTTGGATCTTATACATTAAGTGGAAATGGAATAACTGGATCTTTTTCTACTTTTAGAGCTGGTAAAAATGCAATAGAAGATTGGTATATGCAACCTGATTGGAATATAGATAAAATGAATGGAAGTGGAATTAGCTTAATGAACTTTAATCCACAATTATTTAATATTTATAATATTAAATTTGGTTGGTTAGGATCTCTTCCAATTCAATTTAATATAGCGAAAGATGATGCTCAAGGATTTAATCCTATTCATTTAATACCTTGGACAAATACCAACAAAGCAATTAGACCTTGGGTTAATGAACCAAGATTTCCATTTAGAATAAGAGTAGAAAAAACTTTAGGAGATACTAGTTTAGATACTGCGACAGTTAAAACAGCATCTGTTTGTGGCGCAACAGAAGGAAAAGTTACTAAATTTGCTCCACCATTTTCGATTGCTTCTAATTTACGGCAAATAGATAATGGTGCTGGAAGTAATTTTAGCGATGAAATTCCAATTTTATCAATTTGCGCTGCACCAATTAATGTTGATTTAAATACTGTTGATAGAAGAAGATTATTAATAGATAGCATAAATGTGGCAAACGTTGAAATAATAGGAGAAGGAAATGCAGCAGCTGCGTTTCTTTGGAAATTATACCTTGGTACTCCTAGAAATTTACAAGATGGAAGATTTACTCAAGTTCCAAATTATAATTTAATTTGGAAAGATACAAGTGCAACAAGATTAGTTTTTGATAGTTTATTTTTAGTTCAAAATATTATAACAAATAAATCAACACAAAATGTTATTGTATTTGATGATCCATTTCCAGTTGAATTTGGAGAAGTGCTTATACTTACTGCTACAAATATAGATAACAACAATAATGGAGCAGTTATTTGTTCAATCAATGGCGTAGAAGATTTATAATTTATAATATCATTTTTTATATTTAATGTGTAATATTAGGTACTATGCCTAATATTAATTTAAATGATCCTACAGAAAAACGCATATCATTAGTTTATGATGCAACCACAGACTCTTATAAAGCCCAAGAAGCTATAACAGTAGACGATTTAACATCAAAAGGTGGAACAATATCTAATTTTACACAAAGCGGAACAAATGGAACAGTATTACAAGCAAATGCTAATCGCGAAGAACTTTTTATTCAAAATTTACAAAGCGGTAATCTTTATGTAAAATATGGAACTTCTGCTGCTGTTAATTCATTTAATTTCGTTTTAGCATCAACTACTGCTTCTGGAGGTGGTGATGGCGGAAGTTTAAGTGATCTTAATTATACAGGAATAGTTAGTGTTAGTGGATTAAATTCAAGTTATATTTGCTGGGAAAGAAGTTAATTTAACTTTATATTGACTATATGATAGTCAAAAAAACAAACCAATTGGGAAATTTTAAAAAAGGAATAAATTTACATGCTCCAAAAAGGAGAGCATCTATAATCACATATGCTAATGGATTGTATGGTAAAAGATACGAAGGGTATTTTAACGATAATGTAAATTGGTTTAATACAGCGACTCTTCATGGAGACGTTAATCAATTAACTAGTATAAATGGTTTCACTAATGTTGCAGAGAATTATAGTTGGCAATGGCTTGGCTACTTCAAAGCAAGTTCAACTGAAAATTATACTTTTTATACAAGCTCTGATGATGCAAGTTATCTTTGGATTGGCGCAAATGCTCTTGCTGGTTTTACAACTGCCAACGCTAATATAAATAATGGCAATGGTCATCCAGAGAATAGAGTCGATTCAGAGCCAGTAAGTTTAGTCGCTGGAACTTATTATCCGATTAGAGTACAATATGGCGAGGGTGGCGGCGATGACGTTATGTCGCTTGGTTTTTCAGCACCAACAATAGTAGAAACAACAAACGGTTTAGGATATTATTATTATAACTCTAATACAAATGGTTTTTAAATATATAATTATATGATAGTCAAAAAAACAAACCAATTGGGAAACTTTAAAAAAGGAATAAATTTATATGTTCCTAGAAAAAGAATATCAGCTGCACCAACAACACTCCCCCTCTCTACTCCTAATCTTTATTTTTCTGGATTAACCTTTGTTCCAAATGAACAATATAGAAATGGTAATTTTATAAATCCTTATCAGAAGCAAAGCGATACTTTATGGAGGGCGCAAAATCAATCATTTGGAAGGCTTTTTTTTTCCCAAAACTATTGGCTTTTAAGAGTTAATATGGAGGTATATGATGAAGAGTATGGTAGTTGGATTCCATATGACGGTCAGGCTGCATATTGTGCTTCAAATGGATCATCAATTCCTTTAATTGGATGGCAATATGGAGGAAGTGGTTTTACTGTTAATGGAACACTAGTCATCAGCACAACTCCGTAATAAATCACCACCACGCCGCGTAAAATAGTGTAACTATATTAAACAATATGGAAATCGACTTTTCAAAAGATATACTAGCAGCTAAAAAGGGCAAAGCGCCACTTAATAAACCATTTCGTCTTCCTTCTGGAAGCAAAAAGAAATTTGGCGTTTATGTTAAAAATGATAAAGGTAATATTGTTAAGGTCACTTTTGGCGATCCAAACATGTCAATTAAAAGAGATGATCCAGCTAGACGCAAAGCATATAGATCAAGACATGGTTGCGATAATCCTGGCCCAAAATGGAAAGCTAATTATTGGAGTTGCAAAATGTGGAGCGCAAAACCAGTTAGTAAAATTACTGGAAGTGAAGAAGAAGTTACCTTAGAAGCAGAAGTTCAAGCTAAAAATAAAGGACTTTGGTACAATATCCAACAAAAGAAAAAAAGAATGGGCAAAAATTATCGTCCAGCAAAACCAGGATCAAAAGATAGACCAACTCAAGAAGCTCTTAAAAAAGCACAAGGCTCAGATTATGAAAATGAGAGTTATGAATGGGATGGCGAAACAGAGTTTGATCAAATTGTATTTTTAGAAGATAAAAGTTTAGCTCAAGTTGAAGAAGTAGAAGATGAATTCGAAGATTATAAAGAAGATTTTTATGGAATGATAGTTGGTTCAATTAATTCTATCTATCAACATTCAAAAAATGTAGTTGAAAAATTAAATGATCCAATGGTAAAAGAAAATCTTACAGAACCATTTTTACAACAAATGGCAATTCTTGCAGAAGATTATATGATTACAATTCATAACTATGTAATGTTTAATAAAGAAAATGAAGAATCAGAAGACATGCAAGAAAACGAAGCTTCTACAATGTTTAAAGTTGGAGATAAAGTCAAGAACGTTAATGCTAAATGCAAACATTATGGTAGCGAAGGCATAGTGAAAGAAATTCGTGATCTTCCAGATGATATGGGTTATGCAGTAGTTTATGAATGCACAAATGATGGAGCTACTTGGAAAAAAGGTGATATGCTTGGTAAAACAGAAGTTCAATTACAAAAAATTGAAGCAGAATGGAGCACGAAGTACAAAAGAAGCATAGACTGCAACAATCCAAAAGGTTTTAGTCAAAAGCAACATTGTAAAAGTAAAGCTTCAGAAGATGAAAAATATGAGATGGAAAATGATGAAGAATATAAAGGTATGATGACTACTGAAGGTCAAAAATTTAATGATTTCCTAAAGCAATGTGTTCCGACAAAACAAGGTGACGACAAAGCTAAATTCAAATCTTGCTTAGAAGAATATAAGAAAAATAAATAATATAGAATATACTATAATCAGTATATATTATATACAGTGATAATATATAGAGTAATGCCGTTTACGTCTTATCCAATATTAATTGATTCTATACTAACATCAACAAATATTAAAAATCAAGAATTTTGGTCTATATTAAAACCAGAAAAAGATATTGATTATAATAAAAAACTAATAGAAGAAATAGTGCCCCCTAATCTTAAACACAATAGATTTAATGGATTTTTATATGGAGCATTTGATTCCCAGCATCTAAACACAAAAGAAAATGATTTTATTTTTTCCATCATTAATCATCCAGTAGATAATATATATGAGCTTTATGCAAGAAGAAGTCGTTTGATTTCAGAGTATAATGATTATTATAAAAACTACATTATAAACCAAAATTATATTCCTAATAATTGGACATGCAAATCTTCTTTTGGAAAAGAAACTATAAAAATCGCTAAAGAAAACAAAATACTATCTGAGAAAGAGTTCATTGATTTGTTCTTAGAAGAACAAGTAATTAATATTTACTGCGATTCAATAAAATATAAAATAATTGATGAAATAATTTTTGGATACAACCCTAAACAATTAAATTATATTGGCACACTTTCAAATTTAAATAAATGTTATAAAAAAATGAGTGAAATATTCAATACAAATATCAATTTTCCACAACAAATTAAGACAAAATCTTATGTTGGAAACTATTATAGAAGAAAAGATTTAGAGAAACTTTTTAAAGATCAAATTGATTACTATTATAGTTTATAATAAATATTGACTTTATTATAATAACTATATATTATATGTTGTATAATGCTCATATCAGATAAAATAAAGTTTTTTGGTATTTATTTTTATTGTTCAGATTTAAATTTTAAAAACGAAAATCCTAATCCAGAGTTTAAGTATAATATACTTTTAATTGGCAATAAATATGATAATGGATATATTATGACTCAATTTATTACAGAGTATCAAGATCGTATACAAAGCATAAATTATTCTTATAACGCATCATCTATAGAAGAACTAAAAGATATTCTTAATAGGATTTGCTGTAAAATATATAATCCTAAAAATAAATTTATTTTAATGTGCGAGGATAATATTGATTACGATAAAATGGAAAATATACTTGAAAAATGGAAAAGCGATATTATTATTATAAATAAACAGAAATTAATTTAAATTTATTCCCAAATAGCTCAATGGTAGAGCACCTCGCTGTTAACGAGGCTGTTCTAGGTTCAAATCCTAGTTTGGGAGATGGGGCGATGGTTGAGCGGTTTAAAACAGCAGTTTACTAAACTGCCGATGGAGAAATCCATTCGTAGGTTCGAATCCTACTCGCCCCGAAATTTATTAGAGATTTTTTATTGTTTCTTATATAATAATTAATATGAACAAAATTAAAACATTAGCATTAATTGCATTACTCTCGGCCTCTTTAGGGCTAGCTGATACAGGTACTCAAGACGAATCTACTCCAGTAGCTGATGGTTTTTTATCTGCTGGTGATCTAGTGTTTGTTCGTCCAATTTCAACCGCAGCAACAATCGGTGCGTTTGGTATCTTTGCAGTAGTAGCACCATTTACTGAAATGGCTGGATGCACAGAAGAAACTTACGAAGGTCTTGTAGAAAAGACTGGAAAATTTTCTTTTGATCGCGATCTTGGCGATTTCAAGAAGTAATATTTACTAACAAAAAAATCTCAAATATATAAGCTTGACATAGTTTATATATTTTATATAATAGTTTTATGAGATATATATTGTCTTATTTTTTATATATTTTAGGAGATATATTAAGTATAACCATCATGAATTGGGGCGATGGATATGGATTTAAAGTTTATAATAAAATAATGTTATGGAGCGTTGATCTAGATAAAGAAGGCAGAATTTGGAAGTATGTTAAACCTAAAAGGAAAAATAAAAAATGTTAAAAAAAATCCTAAACTTTATTGATGGAGTTTTTCAAGAAGAAAAAGAGCAACCAACTTTAGGAACTCTTTATAAGATTAAAGGAGAAGATTTTCCTTTTAGATATATTAGATTTACGAATGAAATTTATTCAAATAAACCAGTTTACCATTTTAAACATCACCAATTAAAAGAATATAAGTTTAATGATTTATCAAAAGTAGAAAGAAAAGCTAATCAAAAAGAAATAAATATTTACAATGATATTAAAAATCATGTAAATGAAATTGCAAAAAATTTTAAAAGTTAATTTGTGAACGCGATTTTTGCAAATAAAGAGTCATTTATGAACAGAATAATCTCAAATATATAGTCTATTTGCTAATGAAAAAATCCCAAATATGAACACAAATCAGCCAAATAAAGGAGCTGGAAAAGGTGATAAACCTCGAAATTGTTTCTCTGATAGGTTTAGAAAAAACTATGACAGCATACAATGGAAAAATAAAGATCGTAAGTCGTTGATTAAAAAAGAATTAAAAAACCATAATGGTTCAGCTACATATATTTACAGATAATATCTAGAGTATTGACAGATTTGAGAAAGAGTAATATACTTTTACTATGAGAAAAGGAGTTTGTTGTATTGTATTAAGTCTAACTGAACAAGATAATCCTATCAAGTTCAATACTATGACTTATGCTCGTTTCTCATCTATGGATAGGAAAGAAGCTCTTTCTACTTTATCTTCTAGAATATTAAACAATATGCTTACTACATATCACTATATCAAATATTGTGCAGACCATAATCATACATATAGAATTTCATCAGACTTATTTCCTCTTATTACTTATGATAAAGCAGATGTTAAGCTCGAAAATTTACCAGATTATACCAGAATACTAGCATCATTTGATAGTATCAAGAATCTAATACAATCTAGGAATGTTAGAGTATCTTGCCATCCCTCTGAATTTAATGTTCTTGCAAGTGATAATGATAATGCAGTAACTAAAACAATCAAAGAATTAAATCATTATGGTTGGTTTATGACACAAATTGGTTGCCCACTAAACTATGATGCACCTATGAATATGCACATACATAATTCCAAGGGCAATTTAAATCATATAGTTAAAAAGTTTATGAGTAACTTTGAAAAGCTATCAAATGATGTTAAGTCTAGATTAGTTATTGAGAATGATGATAAAGATACTTGCTGGTCAATTAAAAAACTTATGAAGTATTTTCATTCTGTTTCTAATATTCCAATTACTTTTGATTATCTTCATCATAAATGTCATCAAGATAATCTATCAGAGGAACAAGCATTTCATCTTGCACGAATTACTTGGGGCAATCATACTCCACTATTTCATTATTCAGAAAGTATTGATGGTCATAAAAATCCTAGAAAACACGCTGACTATGCAAAGTCTTTGCCTAATACTTATGGTTATGATAATATAGATGTTGATTTTGAATTAAAAATGAAAGAACAATCTTTCGCTAAACTATGAAAAAATCCTTCAAACAAGATTTAAGAGAATCTATCGAAAGAAGATATGAAAACAATTCTTGGATGAAATTTTGTAAAAAAACAAATCCAGAACTTTACAATAAAGAAATATCACGGATTTTAAAAAAAGAAAATAAAAATTACTTTGTTCCTAAAAAGAAAAATAAATTTTTAGGTAAGAAAATAAAATCTAAAAATAGAGCAAATATATTTTACGGAAAATAACTTATGACACATAAATTATATGAAATGTTCATAGTTATCCTTGGTGTAATTGCTAATATAGTGCTTATAATTAATGCAATACATCATTGGTAATGAATAAATATTTGATAATATCAGACATTCATCTTGGAGATAAACATTCCAGAGCAGATTTAGTTTTAAAAGCGTTAAAAGAAAACAAAGCAAAAACAATTATAATTGCTGGCGATCTTTTTGACCACCACAATCTTCATAGACTAAACAAAACCCATTGGAAGGTATTATCTAAATTACGCAAACTTTCTAAAAAATGCAAGATAATTTATTTGATTGGCAATCATTGTTTTCTTAAAGCAGAATTTATGAGTATTCTTCTTGGCTTTAATTGTAAAGACGAACATATCATAGAATTAAAAGATAGTAAAGTATTAGTTGTTCACGGAGATATATTTGATATTTACTTTACAAAATACAAATGGATTACTAATTTTATTATTAAGATATATTATCTTATCAGACATTATACCCCATTTGCAGATGATTTCTTTAAATTATTTAAACACCATACAAACGATTTTGTAGAGAAAAGTTCGGATATTAAACAAAATGCCTTGAATTATATTAGTATGAATGGATATGATAAGATAATCTGTGGTCACACGCATCTTCCAGAAGATGATAATAAATATATAAATACTGGTAGTTTTTGTGAAAAAGAATGTGGTTATGTTGTTATAGATAAAAAAGATCAAATAAGATTGACAAAAATTAAATAAAAGATAGAATATATAGTATATGGGTATGTTTAATTATATCAAAGTCGAGCAAGACTTACCTCTTAATGATGAGTTGAAAGCTCTTGATATTGATTTCAAGAAAGAAGAATTTCAAACAAAAGAATTAGAAGAAAGCCTTATGTCTACTTATATTATCCGTGATTATAGATTATTTGAATTAAAAATAACTAGCCATTGGGAAGATAATCCAGATTATATAAAAGATGGTAGTAGATTTGGTGAATTTTTTAATAAGAATAAATTGGTAAAAGATAGCGAAGAAGAAGTTTTTAGAGATGATTATACTGGCACATTTACTTTTGGTGCTTATATCTCTGGTAAAACAAAGGAAAGCTATGATTACTTTCCAGACTGGAAATGCGTTGTGGTAAAAGGTTTAGTAACAGAAATGTCTTTAATCAACCCAATAGAAAAAAGATCATCTGGAACAAGAATAGAATTAGATGAACAATTTCAAAAAGATTTAGACGATCACGAAAGAAAAATGAAGTGTCCAGTTTATAGTTTTTACTTTAAATATTATGTTAAGAATATGAATCTTATCGAATGGAAACTTTCTATTGGGATTGTCAAAATTATTAATTTCTTGAATTGGTTACAATGGAAGGGTATTAGAAAAGTTATAAGGATTTTAACACCAAGATGAAAAAACCTCATATTCTCAAAGTTAAAGAGCAAGATGGATACCAATATATCGAATTACCAGATTCTCTTTTGAAGAAGATGGGATGGAAAATCGGTGATACGATTGATTGGCAAGATAACAAAGATGGCACTTGGAGTTTATTGAAAGTTGTAAGTCCTTCTAAATCAAAAAAAAACAAAAATTGACGAATTGGTTAGTCCAGTATATACTGGAAGTATGAAACTACCTACAATTTATAAAAAGACTAAAACTGGCAAAGTCCAAGAGTGGACTATTGAAGTTAAAGGAAATCAATACCGCACTATTTCTGGTCAAACAGATGGTGAAAAGATTACTAATAACTGGAGCGATTGTGATATTAAAAATGCTGGCAGATCAAATGCTACTACTCCAGAAGAACAAGCAATCAAAGAAGCAGAAGCAAAACGCAAAAAGAAATTAGAATCTGGTTACTTTGAATCTATCAAAGATATTAACAAGGTTCAATACTTTGAGCCAATGCTTGCACAAAAGTATGAAGATCACGAAATTAATTATCCAGTTTATAGCCAACCTAAACTTGATGGTATTCGTTGTATCGTAACAAAAGATGGAATGTTTAGCAGAAACGGCAAGAAGATTATTTCTGCACCACATATTCGCCAGAATCTAGATTTATTCTTTAAAGATTATCCTAATGCAATTCTTGATGGTGAGTTATATTGTGATAAGTTTGCAAACGACTTTAACAAGATTTGTTCTCTTGTAAAAAGAACTAAACCTACTGATGAAGAACTAGAAGAAAGTGCAGATAGTATTCAGTATTGGGTTTATGATGCACCTAAAATCGGAATGTTAAATGAAAAAGATTTATTCTATGAAAGATATGAAGCGGTTTCAAATGCTCTATCTAAAAGAAAGTATAGCAGTATAGTTGTTGTTACAACTTTAAAAGTTAGTAATGAAGAAGAACTTACCCAAGCATACGAAATGTATATGGAAAATGGTTATGAAGGTCAAATGGTTAGACTTAATAGACCTTACGAGAATAAGCGTAGTAAGTTTCTTCTTAAAAGAAAAGAGTTTATGGATGCAGAGTTTATTATCAAAGGAGTCCAAGAAGGCGAAGGCAACCGCAAAGGAACTGCTGGATATATGGAATTTGCAAATGCTAAAGGTAGATACTTTAAGAGCAACATCAAAGGTGATTTTGGTTATCTCAAAGAGCTTTACAAACAAAGAAACGAATTAGTGGGCAAGAAAGCCACTATTAAATTCTTCAATTACACACCAGATGAAGTGCCAAGATTCCCTTATGTTGTTGCTATTGATAGAGATAGCTACGAATAAAATATTATTTGACATCATTTTAAATTTAATTTAAATTCAATATATGAAATTAATCGAAAAACCAATCAATGTAGTCGAGTCCGATAGTTTTGAGTCCGTAAGTTTCGGAATCAAACAATCTGGAATTCCTTATATCTTTAACATCCTTCGTAATCAGTTGTAT